ATACTTCCGCGCCACCTTACCCTGCTTGCCACGCCGACCATAATCAGCGAGCCGCAGCGCGCAGACCGTGAAGGCCAGTGCGGAGGCATCCACAGTCTTCACGGCTGCGCGGGTCCTGGGGCCAAATGAGCCATCGACGGTCAGTATCGTGGCCCTGTGCAGCCTGTTGATGGCCTCCTGCAGCAGCTCGATGCCGCCCAGGAGGTTGTCGCCCTTCCGGCCCGGACCCATGTTGACCACGGCGTCCACGACGGCCTCACGCACCCTGGGCGGCAGCGCCTCCCACAGGGGCTGGTAGGTGGCATAATAGAACTGAGACACGGCTGTGCCTATGTCCCGGCCTCCTGCGTCAATGATCATCCAGCCGTGCCAGTTTGGATTATGGCGCCGGGAGATCCCCCACGCCGTCTGGCCGCCGGGGTCGTCCGGATCATGGTGTACAACCCGGCCCTCATGATCCATCAACCACTCGAAGAATTCGCTCCAGGTCATGACTTGTCCTCCTGCAGCACGATGATGGCTGCGGCCGCATAGTTGATGACGCCAAGCAGCTCGCGCACTGCCCGCTCCTTGCCGTTGTCCAAGGCCAGCAGGATCGGCGTCTCGTGGGACTTCTTCCAAGCCTGATAGACCAAGCAGCCCACGCCGAACCGCCTGCCACCCTGACAGATGGGCTGCTGGTCGAATGGCAGGCCGTTGGCGTGGCGCTCCAAGCCCTTGCCGCCCTGGGCCTGCTCCAACGCCTGGGCATAGATGGCGCGCAGGGAGTCATAGCCATCGCCCGTGTGCCCGGTCGCCTCTTCCATCCAATCGGCGCCGCAGTGGTCGCATTCCCACCCCGTATCCAGCTCCCGCCCGCATGCCGGGCAGTGGTAATACTCCCTGCGTGCTGCCTCCTCCATGGGCTTCAAGTTATCCGGCCTGGCGGCCGATATGTCCTCGAGGCCCTGCACGGAGCAGAATTCCTTGACCAGGTCTACGATGACCCCAGAGTCGTGGCGCGCAGACATCTTTGTCATCTCATCCCTGGTCGTGAGCCAAGCCACAAAACCACACACGGCCTCGCTAGGGTTCAGCGTCTTGGGGATATCTTTCTTCTGAGCATTGTGCGCCCGGACCTCTGCCAGATACTCCTGAACACCAATGTCCACACGCTCTGACTCGGTCATGTCCCGCTCGCGCTTGATCTCCTCCGCCCGGGCCAGGAGCTTATCCACGTCCGCCATCTGCCACCTCCATGTGCTTTTTGAGTTTATCAATCTTGGCCGGGATGCGAAAAGGCACCAGGCCCGCCGCGCTGGGGATCAGGATCTCGTCGAGCTGGTAGAGCATAATGGCCACGTCCGCCCGCTCGTCCACGATGCGCTCCAGGGATGTGTCCCCGCCGTGCGCCGCCTTGTACAGCTCGTCCGCCAGCTCGCGCAGCTCCTCGACCACTTCGATGACCTGGCAGCGGCGGCCGAACATCTCGACCGCCTCCTGGCAAACACGGGCCTGATCGTCCGTGAGAGCGATTCTAGAGGTCATCCCACCCCTCCGCACGGTTTTCCTGCTCCTGCGCCTCCAGGGGCGCGCTGGCGGCCAATGGTGACCATGGATAGAGGGCACAAAGTCCCTCGGCCCTGCAAACACCATCCGGCCAGGCTCGCATCATGCCGCACTGGGTCCTGCACTTCATCTCGATAGCTTCAAGCATGTGATCTCCTACAGGTCTGAAAAGTCCGATTCTGGAAACAACTCCACCAGCCAGCCGAGCAGGATCTCGGCAGGCACAGTGGCCAACCACTCTCCCTTGTTACGCTTGTTGACCACCACAGGCACCTTGGAACCCGCGTCAGCCTTGGCTTGCGCCATCGCGCCGACCAGATCCAAACGCTCCGTTCGCTTGACCTCAAAATGAATTCCAGGAAGGCTGTGAACCACGTCAGGTGAGATTCCACCTACGTTCCCGGCGAACTGCTGCCCCCGGCGCGCATAAATTCCAAACTCACGGAGCGCATCTCTGAATTCCAGCTCTCCGCGCTTGCCTTTTGACCTCGAATTAACCTTCGCCATACATCTCACCGCCTTATTGATTTTAGATGCATTAAGCACCTATTTTCGTCTGGTCTTGGGGCGCCCACAGACATTATTTTTGCCCCAAAAAGCCTGTTTTTGGCCCTACTCAATACTGTAATTGAGTAGTGAGTTTTTTTGTGGCCATAAAGCACTGATATAAAAGCTCTTTTCACTTACTCAAAAAATCGATGTTTTTCGAGCAAATTACTTTATAAAAAAACATTATGTGTGTGTGGGTCAAATACATCTCTATATGGGCTTATATTATATTTGAATAATAGAGTAAGTGAGTATAGTATTAAAAACCAAATACTTACCTATAAAAAAAATCTTCGATCTTTACTCAATACTCAATTTCACTGAAATCATCCCATTCAATTGCCCCGCCGATGAACTTTTCAAAGTTCTTGCGCGCGCTCTCCAGTGCCGGGATGTGATACCCATTTTCCCTTTCGGTCTCGATGACCCTCTGCGACCGGTGGCCCGGGCAGACACCTTTTGGTCCATAAATCTTGCGAGAGAGTATTTTCTCTCCGACGTATGGGCGGCCAGGCCAGGACTTGGCCCACTCGCTGTACGCAGCCATCGCGTACCTGGGGATCAAGAAGTCTGGCCACTCGTGGTCGTAGATGGTCCCTTTGTGGAGGCAGTCCAGCCACCACTGGTACACGGCCTCGAGGCTCTCCTGCTTCTGGTGCAGCCTGGCCGCGGACTCTGGGGCCTTGAACAGGTCTATCTCCACTTTGTACTGAAGGAGCCACGCCAGCAACGCCTCCGCCCCGCCGTTGTCTATCTCCCGGGCCAGGGCCTTGAAATACCCGTTGGAGTCCTGCTTGTGCTCGTCCCCGACGTCCATGACCATGAAGCGCCGTTCGTCAGGCCCTGCAGGCACGACCCAGTCTTCATTGCTGGCCATGATGCACCGAACGTATGAATCGACCTCGTAGGTATCCACGCCCTTGCGCTCCACGGGGATGCGGGGCTCTGTGATCAGGCCCTTGAGAACGCCTTCACTCTTCTTGTCCCCGGCCCAGAAGGCCTCGTCGAGGAACACGAGGACCTTGTCCGACAAATGGTGGTTGAAGCGCCCGGTCAGGTGTTCGCGGTTATTGAGCTGGATGCCGTGCCGTCCGAAGATCCTGAGAAGGGGTCGCACGAACATACCTTTGCCCGTGCCTCTCCCGCCACGCAGGACCAGGGCCACGCCGGGCTTCATGCCTCCCGGGCTTTGAACCAAGTGTGCCATCCAGGACCATACATATTGGATATGGACCGGGTCAGAGCAGCAGATGACCTTCTCGACGTGCTCGCGGTACATTAGGCACCGCTCCTCGGCATTCTCCCGCAGCGGATCGAGGGCAAACCCCTGCCACAGGTTGACCCATCCTTCGTCGCAGCCTTCCGGGCGGAAACATATACCGCGCGAACGCCGGCGCTCCTCACTTTCTAGCCAGATCTTGGACAAGGGAATGCTCTTGGGCTTGTCTCCTTCCGACCATACCCGCTGGTTCTGCAGGAGTGTCTCGAAGTCCGCCTTGCGCAAGGGTATTACGTCATCGGTGTCCTCATGGATGATCATGACCTTGGACCCGATGGTCGCGACTGAGAACTCCTTGTTCAGTCTTTCTATGTTTGAAAGCGCGGGTTCCGTTGGCTCAATGTCCGCGAAGGCTGTCTCTGGTGTTGCGGCTCCGGGCGGTTTCAGCGCATACCGATAGGCATTCTCAATCTTTGTCTCGAACCAGTCCATGTCGCAGTTTGTGACCTTGTCAGCATAGAGGTCGATCATCAGCTCCTTGCACTTGTCGAGGCTTACGCCAAAGTCCCGCACGCACATGGCCACGGTCAGCACGCGTTTGTCGCCGCCGTCGCCCTCTATGGCTTCCGGCGCGTGCAGCAGGTACTCCACCGCACGGTGGACGTTATGGGGCAGATCCCATTCAATACCAACCGGGTCAATTTCTCCGCGCTCCTTCTGCCTGCGCTCCCCGGCTATGGCTTTGAGCCATTCCGGAAGAGGCGCCGCCGGGGAGCGCCTGACGATCCGGTAGATGCCCTTGCCGACCACGTTGGACCCAGGAACCGGGATCATGACTGGGCTGTCCAGACCCTTGCCAAACTTGTTGACCCCGGTGCTGCAGGCCCCCATGAAGAGGTAATGATCACCGTCCGAGGGGGTGGCGGACTGCAGCGTGCCTGGGAGATCTCCATGGTCCAGTTCGAGACTGAGGAGCGTTTTGCCCCCGTCCTTCCCATTCTTTCGGTCTACATCGAGCACGGACATATCCGACTGGACTAGGGCGATGCAGGCGTAGACCGCGCCGTCCGTTCCAAGCCATTTGCGGATCTGCTCCGGGTCGGAGGAGGAGCCTGTGGACCAGGCCACGAGGGGGCAGTGTGTTGGTTTGTCGGCGCCTTTGGGCTTTCCCCACCAGGAGGGGAAGAGCTTCGCGTCCGGGTATTGGGACAAAAAAATCAAAGCGGCATCTAAATTTTGTGACATATAGGGTTCCATTTGACATACAGGCGGTGTGCCCATATGGTTGAGTCTGCATGTTTTGCTTCCCCCTCCTCCTAAACCCCGGTCCTACACAACCGGGGTTTTCTAATTCCCGCCGCTCGGATCTGTGGACATGATCAGCGCCAGGACACCAGTGATCGTCCCGCCAATCTTATTGTCCACGAGGGTGTACATCACCATGGCAGTGAGAATCAGCATGAAAGTCAAATAGGTGTTCAGCTTCATGGTGTAACTCCTAGGAATGCTTCGATGAAGGCTTGCGCTTGCGGCGCGACAATGGCGTTACCATAACCGCGCAGTCGTCCCACTCGATTGGGAGCCCCTGCAACCAACGGGAATGTGCCGGGTTCAACTGGCCTCCACTTTCCATCCCTGCAGAGGATCCAGTCAGCATCTCGCCAGTGGCCGTCAGTCGGGCGGGACCTGTGATGGCTGCTATTCCCGGCAAGCAGCAAAGTTTTCCCCTCTCCATTTCCCGCATCGCGCCTTCCGTCGTCCTGCTGTTTTTCTCTCCGTCCACCGCCCTCGGCGTCGGCCAGCCCGACAACGCCACTATCTGGCCCATTGGCTTGCCCGTGTCCCAGGGTCTCGCTTCCTTCACTCCCCGACTGGCGTCTGTCACGGTCGTTGTCGGCCAACCCGCGAGTTGATGTGTGACCCATGGCAATGGCTTCCCCCTCGTCTGTTCCGCTCTCCCGGCATGATATTCTTCTGTCGCGGACTCGCTCCGGAAGTCCCTCGCCGCAGGCGTCGGCCACCCAGTACATTCGCTGACGGATGTGCGGCGCACCGAAGCCCGCAGCGCAGGAATCAACCGCCCCGCAGGCGTAGCCCTCTCCTTCCAGGTCAGCGTGTACAAGGTCGATCCAGTTGAGTCCGTCCTTGCTCGCAACCTGTTCGCCAAAGACAACGACAGGGCGGTGGATGCGGATGAGATGGTGGAACGCGGGCCATAAGTGCCGCTCATCAGCAAACCCGCCTCCTTTGCCTGCCGCGCTGAAAGGCTGGCAGGGGCAGGAACCTGTCCAGACGGGCCTGTCGTCCGGCCATCCTGCGTTTCGGAGCGCGTAGCTCCAGACGCCGATCCCGGCGAAGAAGTGGCACTGCGTAAAGCCATCAAGATCGGCAGGAGAAACATCCTCAATACTCCTTGTGTCTACGACACCAGGGGCGATGTGCCCCGCTTTTATCAGTTCATGCAACCACTCGGCCGCGAAGGGGTCAAACTCGTTGTAATACGCCGCCATCACAGAGCTTCCCCCTCGAAGTAAGGATTCTTTGTCTCTTTGGTATATATCCAATCCTCACGCTTGATTGACAGCCCCATCACCTTGCATGCCGCAGCCAGGCGCTGCGCCGTGCTGGCCGAGGCCTGCCTCTGCCTCTTAACATATTGCGTTATCTGGCTCGGGGCGACATCCGCCATCCGCGCCAAGGTCGCCTTTTCTCCTGATCTCCACATTCTTGTATCCTCCTGGGAAATTGTTCCCATCAGGTTAATAGTCTGACTGCCGGGAGAGTGTCAACAACCATCCGAAAAGAGCCAAAAAATAAAAATAAAATATTTGTGGATTTTTCTCATTTTACGCTTGACTTTGTTCTCACCATGAGAATAAGAAGGACTCAAGACGACACGGTCCTTGACAAAAAACGAGACACACAAGCCGAGGCGGGACGAAAGGCCCCGAAGAGACCCGGCACAACACCTCCAGGATGGACCGTGGGTGCGGAGACCGCCTGGATACAACAGCAAAACAAAGACCAACAAATAGGGAGCCCGCACGGCTCCCTCCATCCCATCAGCCCCCGAGCAAAAGAAGGCTTGGTTCTTCTTGTCAGGTTGCTCTCTGGGACTGTGGCCTCGCCCGGCTCGCGGGCTGATGTGATGGATAACAAAACTACTGGAGGCACTAATGGCTACTGGACTACTGGACCAAATCATGGATTACGAGGCGGGGGAAATGGACGAGACCGAAAGGGTCATCTTCTTCCAAGATCTGATCGACACCGGAATGGCTTGGGAGCTGCAGGGCTCCTACGGTCGCACCGCCCACGCACTGATCAACGCCGGGGACTGCACGCTCCCGGCGAGGAGGGCCTAATCATGACACCTTCTGATCTCAAATACCACCACGAGCGTCTGAACCCCAACAGCCACTTCTTTGATCGCGACACCATGCGCTTCTTCGGAGACACCATGAGCAACTACGGGGTCATCACCCACGAAGACTGCTACGAGCTGCGCCGCAAGAAGCCGGTCAAGAACGGGCTGCAGCGGTCTAACTACTTCGACAAAGTGACCTTTGAGATCCGCCGGGATCTCGGGAGGAAGAGATGAGCTTCACATATGAAGCGAAAGCTACCGGGTACATGATTTTCTGGAATGGCAAGCCGCTCGGCGGCGCCGGGATAATTGGTGATTACAAAGGAAGGAAAGCCCGCCAACAAGTGGCTTACTACGGGGAGCAGGCTAGAGCACGCATAGCAGAAATCAAAGAAGGCCGTGGGAGGAGCGACATGCTGGACACCTTGTCCAAGTATCGGGCCGAAGAGCAGGCCAAGAGGCACACCGTCTTCCTGGACGCATACATCAACGCAGCTTTTTGGACATCTTATGATGACAACGAAATGCCCTTTGACGAGGTCTACCGCGTCGGTGACATCTCGAGCGAGGCCCTGGACCAGATGATAGAAGACTGCGCGGCCTTCCTGGACAAAGCGGACATCCCGGACAACCTGCTGCCCCAGGCGGGGCACGACTTCTGGCTGACCCGAAACTGGCACGGATCAGGCTTCTGGGACCGCCCCGAGATCTACGGCGAGGAGAAGGCCCAGGAGCTGTCCGCCCTGGCCGAGACTTTTGGGGTTGTTGACCTGTATGTCGGAGATGAAGGGAGGATATATGGATAGGTGCTGCTGGAACTGTGCGAAGATCACGATAGAAGAAACCGCACAGGCCAAACTGGCAAAGGCCTTTCAGTCCAAGCTGAAGAAGGTTGGGGTGATGCACCGGGGCAACGACATCCGCATGTCCTGCCCGGTCACTGGGGGTGTCATGATCCCCGCTTCTGAGGCCATCCTCAACAGAGTGTTCACAGGGTGCATGACGCTGCGCTGCTTCGAGCCCAAGGAGGAATCATGAAACTGCTCTACTCAGGCCCTGCGCCTCTCGACCCAAACCATGTGCGGCGCCAAAAGCGCCGCGCGACCATCTTGGCACATTTCTGGGAGTTTCTCGGAACCATCGCCCTGCTGACGGGCATCTGGGCACTCATCATTTTAATGTTCGTGATGTAGGGGAACTTATGGGACAGCTTCAACACGACGGCCGCAGGTACATCTGGGGCGGGACCTACGCGGAGCGCCTGCTCCCCAAGGAAGCGGGCTTCCGCTGGAACCCAGAGGAAAAGATATGGTGGACGGATGACCACCGCAAGGCCGTGGCCCTTTCCCAGTACATGGTGCGCAGCGCGCTCGACGCAAACACCGCATGGCGCGACAGTCTGAAAGCCTCCCGGGCCACGGATGCCGAGATCGAGATCCCAGCGCCTGCCGGGTGTGATTATCTTGGATATCAGCGCGCGGGTATCGCTTACGCCGCAGAGCGCAAGAATGTACTCATCGCGGATGAAATGGGCCTGGGCAAGACAATACAGGCCCTGGGACTCATCAACCTGGATGAGACCATCAAGACCGTCCTGGTCGTCGCGCCCAAGTCCCTGCTCCTCAACTGGCAGCGGGAGGCCGCGAAGTGGCTGACCCGCGAGGTCGAGCTGACCGTGATCAACTACGACATGGTCCACAAGCGCCTCGATCTGGCCCAGGCCAACTGGGATCTGGTCGTGCTCGACGAAAGTCAATATGTAAAGAACCCCAAGGCCAAGCGGACCAGATACACACTGGCCATCCCGGCCAAGCGCCGCCTGTTCCTGACAGGCACGCCGATCCTCAACCGGCCAGTCGAAATCTGGCCCACGATTGAGTCCATCGATCCGGACGGCCTCGGTCGTAATTACTTCGCTTTTGTTCGCCGGTACTGCGCCGCGCAGGAGCAGGTCATTCATACCAAAGATTTCAACAAGCGCACAGGCCGGATGGAGCATGTAACCCGCCGCGTCTTTGATGTGAGCGGAGCCTCCAACCTGGATGAGCTGCAGGACAAGATGCGCCTTGCCTTCATGGTCAGGCGCCTCAAAGCCGACGTGCTCCCCGAGCTGCCAGCCAAGCGCCGCCAGATCATCCCTCTGCCCCCGGACGGCATCAAGGTCCTCCTGCAACAAGAAGCCCGGGAACTGGAAGGCATGACCTTTGAAGAGGCAGCACGGCGCCTTGAGGGCGAATCCGCTGCTTTCAGCAAACTTGCGAAAGTCCGCCATGACTTGGGTGTGGCCAAGGCCGAGAAGGCCATCGACCATATAGAGGACACGCTCGACGGGGCCGAGAAGGTGGTCATCTTCGCGCATCATCACGATGTCATCAACGTCCTGCAGGCAGGGCTCGCTGAGTTTGGATGCGTCACGGTAACCGGAAAGACGTCTGGCCCTGACCGCCAGGCGGCGGTTGACCGCTTCCAGACCGATCCGACCTGCCGGGTCTTCCTCGGCAACATCAAGGCTGCCGGCGTCGGCATCACCCTTACAGCGGCATCCACGGTCATCTTCGTGGAGTCCGACTGGACACCCGGCTGGATGGCCCAGGCTGAAGACCGCGTACACCGCATTGGCCAGACCGAGTCTGTGCTCATCCAGTATCTGGTTTTCGACGACAGCCTGGACGCAGTTCTGACCCAGATGCTGGTAGCCAAGGCAAACGTCAGCGACAAGGCGCTGGACCGGGACGTGGACCCCAAGGATCTGTCAGACATCATCGCCAAGGTGGAGATGGAAGGGCGGGGAGAAAAGATGGGCTGTGGGCCGGTTGCTCACGCAGAGCCCCAGATGACCCCAGAGCAGATCGACGCGGTCATGCTCGGCCTGCGCATCCTTGCGGGGATGTGCGACGGTGCCCGGGAGAAGGATGGCGTCGGGTTCAACGGACTCGACACAGGATTTGGTCATGCCCTGGCTGCACGCCAGACGCTGACCCCGCGGCAGGCCCTCGTGGCCAAGAAAATGATAGTCAAGTACCACCGGCAATTGGGCCAAGAAATCATCAACCAAATGTAGGAGCCTCACATGTTTGACACTCTCATCGCCCTGTTTGAACGCCTCGTCGTAGCCCACGAAAAGCTCGCTGCCTCCCAGGAGGCCATCCTGCGCGTGACCGATGTCCGGGACCCCAATCCGGAAGCCGCCAAGGCCGAACCGAAGACCAAGACGACCAAGACCAAGGCCGAAAAGAAGCCCGAGCCCAAGCCGGTCGAGAAGCCCAAGCCCGCCCTGGCGGACGTGAAGAAGGCCGTGGCCGGGTACGCTGCTCTGCGCCTCGAGGGCGGATCGGCCACCCCCAAGGATGACGCCCGCGCGCTGATGGCTCACCACGGCGCCGGTGCTACCAAGACCGACGACATCCCCGAGGACAACTGGCAGGACGTGATCGACGCCTGCACCAGCGGCTGGGAGCCCATCCCGGCCAAGGAAGAGGAGCTGTAGGATATGGGCGCCCACATGACAAACCGAAAGGTCGTGACGGGTAACCGGAAAGACCAGCAGCGGGCGCTGAAGCGGTCGTGGACCTTCCTCGAAGGAGGAGGGTCCTACTTGCAGGCCGAGCAGGAGCTGCGCCAGTGGAACAAGGACCGCCTCTCAAACCCCAATCTTGGGGTGCCGCCAACCATCGAGATCGACCCGGAAGCAGAGGCCGAGGCGCGGGGGCTCTTCGGAGCCCGAGCCCAGGACTTTGTGCGAAACTGCTACCGCTGCAAGGTCCACGGTCTAGGTCGGCGTAGAAAAACCAAACTGGAGGAATGATGGCCGCTCACGCTAAATTGTCGCCCAGTGCGGCCTCACGCTGGATTGGTTGTCCCGGGAGTGTGGCGCCCTGCGTATCGACGGTAAACTACACAGTAAAAGGTAAAAGGTGGAGCAACGTATGACTGCACATGCAAAGTTATCCCCTAGCGCAGCGGCGAGATGGCTCAGATGCCCGGGGAGTGTGGCGCTATGCGCCACTCTACCAAAGCCGCCTTCCTCCCAATTCGCGGATCACGGGTCCGCCGCGCACGCGCTGGGGGAGCGGTGTCTCATTGAAAAAGGTGATGCTGAAAAGTACGCTTCTTGGTGGATAAAGTTGTCCCGAAAATATGGAGAAGGGGCTATTTTCTTAAATCCCTTAACATGTAAAAAAATGGAGGGCTTTGAGGTAGACAGCGAGATGGTGCGGGCCGTCCAGACATACCTGGACGCGGTGAGAGAACCCGGGGGGAAGATTATTCCGGAGCAGCGCCTGTCGCTGGAACACATATCACCTGGTATGTTTGGAACCGCGGACGCACAGGTACTTTGTGAAGACAAAGGCTCCCTGTGGATCTTCGACCTAAAATATGGGCAGGGGATAGCCGTTCACCCCGAAGAAAACGAGCAGGGGATGATTTACAGCCTGGGGGCTATTGGGCCAAACCCTAAGCCTTGGATCAAGGATGTGAACATAGGGATCGTCCAGCCCCGGCACAGAGACGGGGGCGTCATGATCTGGGAAACCACCAAGGAGTTCCTGCTCGACTGGAAGAATGAAGTGCTCATCCCCGGATGTGCGGCGACAGCCAAGAAGGGTGCCCCGCTGGTCCCCGGCGAGAAGCAATGCAAGTGGTGCGCAGGCAAGGCCATCTGCCCGGCGCTCCTGGGCCAGGCTCTGGAAGTGGCCAAGGTCGCGTTCAAGGACATCGTCGCGGAGGAGATCCCGACCATCACGTTCCCAAACCCGGCGAACATGACTCCGGAGGAGAGGGCCAAGGTCGCCGCGCTTCTGTCCGCACTTGATGCCTACAAGGATTCCTTCTTCACGCACCTGCAGGAACTGGCCGAGCGAGGCGACAGCACGCCCGGCTATAAGCTGGTACGCGGTCGGGCCAATCGGAAATGGAGATCCGAGGCGGTGGTCGTCAACACGCTCGAGCCCATCCTGGGCGAACTGCTCTACGACAAGAAGCTCAAAAGCCCGGCCGGTGTCGAGAAGCTCAAAGGCCTCGACAAAAAAGCCCTGGCCCAGCTCTGGGAAACCCCGGAGGGCAAGATCACTCTGGCCCCCGAATCTGACAAAAGGCAGGCAGTCATTCCGGCTGCTCTCAACCCCTTCAATTTTGATGACCTGTGAGGGACTATGAAAAAGAAACTCCGCGTAGGGGCCTCCCCCCTCACTGGCACGATCTACGTCGGAACGATCTTGAAGGATGGGATGACCTGGGCAGCAGACCGTCAGGACGTGACCGTGGACGCCCTGGTTGCTGTTGCGCAGCACGCCCTCCACTTTGGAAAACCGATTGAAATTACAAACGACGGAAAGCCGGAATTTCGGATCACCGTTGAAAAACTCTAACCCATACTACTGGAGCCTACCATGCCTATCGATCCTATCCTGACCCCCGATTTCCGCGCCCGCTGGGTGAGCCTCTCCGAGCCTGACGACAAGGGCAAGTTTTCCATCACCATGCTTTTCGACAAGGACGCCGACCTCAAAGCTCTGAAGACCATGGTCATCGCGTGCATCAAGGACAAGTGGGGCGACAAATTTAAGCCCGCCCAGCTCTCTACCCCGTTCAAGGACGGCAACGACAAGATCGACGCCGAAACCGGTGAGGTCTACGCCGAGTACAAGGACAAGGTCTGGGCCTCCGCGTCCACCAAATTCGCGGTCACTGTGCTGGACGCGACCAACGGCAAGAAGCCCGTCCCTGCCGCCGAGCTGAAGGCCGCTGTCTACGATGGCTGCTACTGCATCGCGCAGGTCGGCGTCTATGCCTGGGAATTCCAGGATGAGAAGACCAAGAAGGTCATCAAGCGCGGCGTTTCCTTCAATCTTGAGAACCTTCTCAAGTACGCGGACGGAGAGCCCATTGGCGGCGGCGGCAAGCGCCAGAAGGCCGAAGATGCTTTCGCGGACATCGCGGCGGGCGAGGATGATCCGAGCAACTATGAAACCGGCGGGGAGCCCGCTGAATGGGACCTCTAATATGACAAAACGACAATTGATTGACCGGCTGGCCCCCCAGATGGGGGTCAGCAAGGCTGCTGCCGAGATGGCCCTCACCGCCCTCACCGACATCCTGCGCGAGGAGCTTGCGACCGAGGGCGGGGAGGTTGTCATCCGCGGCTTTGGGCGCTTCACATCGGTCCTGCGCCCGGCGATGCGGTGTAAGAACCCCAGGACCGGCGCGTCCATGTGGGCGCCTGCCAAGGTGCGCGTGAAATTCAAATCCCATATACCGGTATTCAAGGGCGAGGTGAGCCAGCCATGAGCGCAAACTGCTTCTTTGACGAGGATGAATGCCTGACCTCCGGCGCCTGTCTGGAGTGCGAAAGGTTCCCTGGGACCGAGGAGGCCACGGCCAAGGTGGCCCAGAAGACTGATCCCCGGGAGCCGCTGGTCAAGGCCAGAGACATAACCCAGCTCGACCCGGGGCAGTATGTGGCCCGGGTGGTCCTGCAATGGGACGAGGCCATCTACGGGATGGGTCCCTCACCCGAGGTGGCCCTCGCCATGGCGGACTACAATTTCGGAGAGGCGTACAACTTCGCGGTGCGCTTCCACGAGTTCATGACCAAATAGCAGCTGGAGCCCTCCGGGGCTCCTTCTTTTTGTCGATGCGGCGAGATCGTCGCCATATCCACAGGAGGAATTTATCATGGGAACAAAAGAAGCCACAAACATTCTGCTGCAAGAGGCTATTGGCCTTCTTCGGGAGTCTCTAGACCACATAACGGAAAAGCCCTGGGACGATGACACCCGACTCCATGAACGCATATCTGTGTTCTTGGGCTTACCAGTTGCGTATCCGAATTGGGGAAAAGAACAGGGGGACGAATAGCCATGCACATCCATTTGGATTTTGAAAGTCGGAGCCCGCTCGATATCAAGAAGGCCGGGGGCTACGCATACGCAGAGCATCCAGACACAGAAGTCCTCTGCCTTGGAGTCAAGGTGGACGACGAGCCTACTACGATCTGGCTTCCGGGAGCTCTCCGGGGCGACGTTCCCCCCGACTATGACCAGCTCCTGGCCATCGTGATACACGGTGCCGACACCGTCAGCGCCCACAACGCCGGCGGATTCGAGCGGCCCATGTGGACCGAGCACATGGTCAAGCGCCGGGGCTTCCCGGAGATCCCGATTGACCGCTGGGATGACACGGCAGCCAGGGCGGCCATGTGCGCCCTGCCCCGGTCTCTCGCTGGTGTGACCAAGGCTTTGGGCCTGACCGCCGAGAAGGACACGGAAGGCCACAAGCTCCTGCTCAAGATGTGCAAGCCAAAGCCCCTAGTCAAGAAGGAGAGGATCAAGCTGGGCGCGGAATTCGGATGGCCCGAGGAAGAAGTGCAGGCTGCTGGAAAAGAAATTCTATCCATGCTCAAAGTGGACCCTCGCGCACCCCGCTTGCTACGCAGGAGTAGCCGTTTTGCGGCAAGACCCTATCAAGAATTCTACAAATACCATTTCAACCAGGCCGACTTTGAGCGTCTCTGCCAGTACTGCATCCAGGACGTTGAGGTCGAGTATTCCCTGGCCAAGGAGCTGCCGCCCTTGCCCAAGATGGAGCGCAGGATCTGGGCGCTGGATCAGGCCATCAACGACCGTGGCATCCTGGCCGACCTGGCAAGCGTCGAGCACGCCGAAGCCATCATCGAAGAGCATGCTGGTGGGCTGCAGGAAGAGCTGCAGGAGCTGACCGGCGGGGATGTCGGCACGGCCAAGCAGGTCGCCAAGATGACCGCCTGGATGAGCGAGAACGGCTGCGAGATGGAGAGCATGACCAAGCAGAGCGTCAAGGACGCCCTGGCCCTCGATGTCGATCCGGCTGTGCGCCGGGTGCTCGAGATCCGGCAGAGCCTGTCCATGTCCTCGACTGCCAAGCTCGCGGCCATCCGCAATTTTACATGCAGGGATGGCAGGCTTCGGGGCATGTTTTTATACCACGGGGCGGGCACGGGGCGCTGGACGGGCAAAGGACCACAGCCCCAGAACTTCCCGCGGGGTAATCCCGACCTGGACCCGGACACGATCCTGGACAGATGCCTACCTGACCGGGACCCGTCCTGGCTGGCGGACGTTTGGGGCGACCCCATGGATGTGATCAGCTCCTGCCTGCGCGGGCTGTTCGTGGCGGCCCCTGGCCATGACCTGATTGCTGCGGACTATGCATCCATAGAAGCCCGCGGCCTCGCGTGGCTGGCGGGGGAGGAGAAAGTACTGGATGCATTCAAAAACAACCTTGATCTCTACAAAGTATCCGCGAGCGGCATATACAAGAAACCCTATGAGCATATAAACAAGACGGAAAGAGCTGTCGGTAAGACATGCGTCCTCGCCTGCGGATATGGTGGGAGCAAAGGGGCCATGCTTGCATTTGGGGCGGATAGGCTAGGTATGTCTGATGCGGAGATTGTAGATGCCGTAGAAGCTTGGAGAGATACAAACCCCGCCATTGTAAATTTCTGGAAGGAAATTACAAAAGCTTGTGCGACAACAGTGCGGGACAACGTAGAAACCAAGTGCGGGAAGTTGGGGTTTCGCATGCGGGGAAAGTTCCTGCAGATGGTTCTGCCGAGCGGCCGCCCGCTCTGGTATTACGCGCCCAGAATCCAACAGGTAATGATGCCCTGGGGCAAGGAGAAGCTCAGTGTCACCGCCATGACGGTAGACAGTTTGACGAAGCAGTGGGTACGCAGACCACTGGGACACCCCATCTTATCGGAAAATGCCACGCAAGCTATGTGCCGGGATCTCCTGGCCCTGGGTCTCCTGCGCTGCGAAGCGGCAGGCTACCGTGTGATCGGCCACGTTCATGACGAGACCGTGGCCGAGGTGCCAGAGGGCTTTGGCAGCGTCGAGGAAATGGAGGCCATCATGTCGGAGGTGCCCAAGTGGGCGGAAGGGATGCCAATTTCGGCGGAAGGATACAGAGCAAAGAGGTATAGAAAATGAGTGATCTCAAATGTCAATTCTGCGAAAAGGTTGGACCCGACGTGGTCAACTACCACCAGCGCACACAGTACGTCGAAGAGGAAATGAACTGGGTGAACGCCTGCCCGGAGTGCAAACTCATGAATGATGAATATTGGGATGGAATGTGGGCCGATTTGTATGGAGATATCCACAGCGGACTGGGGGTTTAGTATGACACAAGAAACCATTTTCGCATGCGATGCACTGGGAGACCTGTACCGGTATAATGAGCAGCTCCTCTGGGCGAACAAGGAACTGCTGGCGCAGTGTGACTTGTTGGAAGCGGAACTTGCCACGCTGGTGGATGCGGCGAGGCCGGTGGTCAAAGCATGGAAAAATAAGCGCGCCATGCTCGTGCGGCACGGCGAGATGGAACTGAATGGAGAATGCGACGACGTGTGTATCTGCGCTTCGTCAATGCAACTTGACGCGCTGGCCGCGCTGGTCGGGGAGGAGAAATGAAAATAAAATTTGACCGCCAAGAGTATCTGGCTCTCGGAGAAATATTTGAGGTTGGGCAACTCGACGATGTGACATTAGAACTGTCTGAGTTTTCGGATGACATCGAAGACATGGCATATGAACTCGCATACACGAGGTATGAGTTGGCGAAGGCCGAGGCACGTCACAACGCGCTGGTGGAGGCGGTTACGAGACTGCAAAAATTAGACAAGGATAGACCACTCCATCCAGTTACGGATGGACGGCTTATAGACGCCCGCGCCGAGGTGGACCGGCCGATTGAAAGGGGGAGAAGGGGAAGCAGGATGGCAGTTGATATACCAAAAGACATTCTCGCGTATCTCGAAGGCAAAGCTGCGCCGGTTGAGTGTAAAAAAGTCCGTGCCCTCCGTGCCCGCGTGGCGAGGCTAGAAGATGCACTAAAAGCAATACTCGGTTGGAGGGAACTGAGGGGCAAAATTATGTTTCCCATTGAAAGAGTCGAAGACATTGCGCGTACCGCGCTGGTCGGGGAGGAAGGGAAATGACACGCCAAGAACTAATCAACACCCTGCGACAAGGAGCCCCGATCAGCGCCAAGTTGGTGCAGAAGATCATCATCCACCTGGAGATGGCCGGGCACATGGAACAGAACCTCAAATACTACCAGGCCGAGGTCCAGCGCCTCGAAGATGTCCTGGCCGCGAAGGAGGGGTGATGGAGAACCCAAAGTCGATGGTATATAGAGACGAGAAGGCGGACAGATATGTTCATGTACTCTGCGCTGCCTGCCCTCCCCCTGACTTACAGGCTTTAATGAATCCACCCTCGGAGGGTACGATACCCCGCTTTTATTCACTGAAACACGCGGCGGATGCGGGGTGGGCAGCGACCAAGGATATAATGTTTTGTGACCCAAAATACGAGTTTGTCTTCCTCTGCCCAGAATGCGCGAAGGAGTTTCTCAAATGATAATAAACATCACCAAATTGACCGGCGTGGATCTCCTGCGCAAGGCTTGCTCCTTTACGACACATGGGCAGATTGACTCTGTGGTGACGCTCGACAAGATCTACCGCTGCGAGCACTCACCCATGCGAACCCAGATCTTTTGGATCGAGATGCGGGGCATCCCCTCCTTCGTATCAACCCACTTGGTCAGACACAAGATAGGAGTTGAAAGTTTTGTCCAAACCATGCGCGACGACCGGGGCGCGAACGAGGTCGCCAACCGACTGACAGAAGTCAACCACGCCATGCTGATCAACGCGCAGGCCGTCATCAGCATGGCCAGAAAGCGGCTCTGTTTCAAAGCACATAAGGAAACTCGCCTCCTGATGGAGGCCATCAAGGAGATCATGGAGCGAGTAGATATGGATCTCGCCCTAGCCTTGGTTCCAGAGTGTGAATATCGCGGCGGTGTTTGTCATGAACTGAAATCCTGCGGGAGGTACTGATGCCTCCCATCTGTATCATCTGCGGGCTCCCGATTGAAGGCCGGCAGTCACATGCAAAATACCACGGGGGCGCTTGCCAGCGCGAGGTCTGGCGCCGGGAGTCCGAGAGGAAGCGAAAGCTGAAGGGAAAGCCCCCGTGGAAAAAGAAGAGGCCATGCTCAGAGTGCGGCAAGGTGTTCATGCCAAAATCGCCCAGGCAGGGAACGTGTGGGGAAGAGGTGTGCAAGTACGCGAGAAAGAAGCGCCTGGAAAAGCTCCGCGCTGCGGGTGTCTACCAGAAAAACGAGGCCGTGAATGCTTTTGGCGAGGCCCTGATACCAGATCCCTGGGAGCCGCATCTCGAAGGCAATGTTTTGTGGCCCGGTCTGGACATGCTGCCGCCCGAGTGCCGGTCGTGGTATCAGGCTGAGATGATGCCTTTAATGTAAGGAGGACATATGGTAGACGTACACTGCCCGAACTGCGAGCACGTTTGGGAAGATGTGGACCTGTTTGATGAGACGGATATAGAGACGGAGACTGACAAGTTCCGAGACAGGCTTGTCATCAAAGAGGATCTCTTGGCCAGGATGCGCGAAGAGCTGAAGGGCATTGTAGATGAGTGGGACCAAGACCCTTTTCACGCCTTGGTCATCAGGGTCTAGGATAGGCCGGACATCCAGCGCATCCGCAGACTGGTGGAGGAATAGAGAAAAGCCCCGGGGGAAACCTCGGGGCTTTTTTTTTGCGGTGGTGTCGGGCGGGTTGTGGAGCAGGTTGTCACCTCGCACCAGAGAATAGACTTGGCGAGGGTAGCTGTCTCACAGAAAACCAGTAAATAGCCAACGATTTTGAGTAAATGAACGGGCCACGAGTCGCCCCGCAACCCGCCTTTCCCAATCACCTACAGCCTCTGTGTGGTCGATACGTATATCACTGACGAGCAAGTCTGATAATTTTGTGAGAAGTTCCTCTATGCGGTCGAACCACTTTCCTTCAGTGCATCCGTGCTCTACCATTTTTTTAATCCTTAGTGCTATTATGAATAATTGGTAGATGCTTTATTCGTTCGCAGAGTAGGCAAGGCGCGGTTTTATCCGTGTCTTGTAAAGCCTGATCTGGTCGCCTGCTGCGGCTATGTTTGTTTTTAACTGCAACCGCATCGCCCCCGCCAACGCAAACAAATCCTTTGTTATAGTGATAGTTCCATCACTTCCAAGCCGCTCCACGGAATAGCTGACTCTTTTAGTTGTTGACTGATAATTATAAATGCATATCTTACCTTTGATTGTGTATGTGTTTGCTGCTGACGACGTAATAGTTGCAATTGTTTTTAACTCTGTTGCTTCAAAAAGCGTCACAGTTTTATTGCCGGCTGTCCCGATGAACTGCGCATCAACTTCAAACTCAAAAACGTCACCATGTGTCCAGCCCCAAGCATCCCACTGCGGAAGAAGCGCGTCAATCAGCGTTGTATCTCCTGTTGCCAGCACTAAGTTTTGATAGTCCTTCTCTACTGGCAACGTGACTGAATTGACCGCGTCTTCCTCAAACCGGGATATGTTTCTTACATTGTACTGCCACGGCTGTGCGTGTGTAGCCGGATCAACACTGTGCGCGATCAGTACCCCCTTGAGCTTGCAATCCGTAATGGAGAGATCAACAACTCCGTATGAAGAATATGGGGACGCACACCCCCAGAAAAGTGCGCCATTCGCCACAACATTTTTTATTACAGCGTGTGTGAATCCCTGTAGGGTGCTTACATAAATCGCGGCAGCAGTTGGTGGCAGCATAGCTGTAACCCCATCCACGATAAACGACACCCCATTTATGGCTGCTTGTGTTCTAAATATATATGCGCAAGACGGGCATTTTATAGTGAGGTCTTTGAAAATATGGCTTTTGATCTCGTATCCACCCCCACCCATCGTAGCGAAGCTGCTGCAGCCAGCTATGTCCATATGCACATTCTTGAAAATATAGTTGTCTCCCGCAGTCCCGGAGACCCCGACAACGTAAACGTCTGTATTAGTAAGGCCGGGAGCTATGAGCGTTACCCCATCGAAATCGATTCTCTGCGCGTATTCGCCAGCTTCAAGCCACGCCATATTTGAGGTTGCAATCTCCGACGAATCGCACCGCGTGTTCTTGTAGCTTGACGCATACGATCCAGTTTTAATTTCGTACAGCCTGAACGTGCCTGTCGCTACATCCATGTTCTTGCATACAATGTTATCCCATGTCGTGTAGCAGTCTGCGTTCGCGCTGTGTACATGACAGGCTCCATTTATTGTGATGTCATATACCTTGCACCGGTAAAGCCCACTCGTACTTAAGAACTGTGCTTGTATGCCTGCGGGTGCGGTTGACACATCAATGTACAGATCGTGGAATGACGAGTTGGCGCACCAATAGTCTGGCCCATATCCTGCGGGCAATGCTCCTGTGAAATCGTTCTGCTTGGCGATCCGCATACCCGTCATGCTATCAAAAATGGGAGACTCCAAGGTAAGCACGCCAGTTGCAGTATTTACTGACAATACCTTGTTGAGGAGGCTGAACCGGGGCTGCCAATCACTATCAGTGGCCAGCCCCTCAGTTGCAGACGCAATCAGAACTAACTCACCAACGCCGAAAGACTCTGCATCCGCAACCGTGGGTAGTGTGACCGTTCTCCCTGGGCTGATATTGTTCAATGCCTTCCAGTTACGGAGGTAATAAGTTGCGCGATGCACCCCACTGACATAAAAAATATGCGCCGTATTTTCTGCGTTTTCGATCAGAAAAAGCTGTGACATAACACCCGCACCAAAATAGTCCACGTCGGAGTATGGGCGCAGGTTGGTACACCCATAGCGACCGGGAGGAAAATAGAGGCCAAGTTTATTTGCCGAGCAGTACGCAGAGGCGGAATTGATTGCTGTAGTGTCATTCGTCACGCCGTCCCCAACCGCCCCAAAGTCCTTGACGCTCACAATGTCGCGGCTCTTGTCCTGCACCGTCCTCGCTACAGCTACGGTGCCAGATTGCAAGAACCCAACGAGCGAAGACCCCTCGGGGCCCAATAGCGGGCCGACAAGATTGGCGGAAGCCTCGGCAACCAAGGCGGCTGACACTGCTGCGTCCCTCGCCCCAAAAACCTGATTGACCACATTGGCAGGGTCCTCCCCACTGGCTACCCCGACCCGCACCGTGCGACTGATCTCCTCGAGGAGCTGCTGGCGCTCTGCGGTCGCGATGTCCAGCGCGGTCTCGATGACCTCTGGGTCAAACCGCGTACCGGACACGAGGTCCACGTCCTGCAGGAAGTCCAGGAACCTGCGGAGGGTGATCTTCCACCCGAGGGGCAGGGGGTCGCCAACGGTCGGATAGGTCACTGTGCCCCCACTCCCCGCCAGCTCCACGGTCCAGTCACCGACCACCGTGTTGGCCCCGGTGGGGCTCGTTATGGACACCTCGAGATCCCCTGCCTTCCAGACCTTGAAGGCAAAGGGGAATCCGGTCTGGACCCCGTCGCCGTTTAGGGTCGCTTTGGAAACACTGCTTGAAATGGTCATCTATTACCTCCGTGATTTGGGCTTGACAAAGAAGAGATCCCGGACCTCAAATTCCGGGTCCTCCCCGGTCATGTAGTCCCAGATGTTGCCTAGTGTAATGACCGGCTGTTTGAGGGGCAGCTGGAATATATAGCCGACCGCTTCGACGGTAGGCCGCACAGCCCGCTCCGGATCTTCCTCTTCCACGGCCTTGTAAACCTGTCGGCCCCATTTGACCAGAGCGCCGGGCGCTGATGCCGCGGGGGTCATCTGGTAATCGAACCCGCTTTCAATGGCACTGGCGATGTCCTTGACACCCACGATGGTCAGGAAGGGGTAGGTCGCGATCAGCCCCGCGCCCCAGCTCCACCACTCCTCATCATCGTCAGGCCCGCGCCCGGCGATCAGCTCGGCCATGATGGCCGGGAGGAACCAGAGCGCCATGGCGGAACCAGCGGCGGTCGGGATGTCGGACAGGCTCTTGGTCATGCTGACCCGGCGGTACGTCAGGCTGTAGAGCGCGCTGAAGTAGGAATAAAACATGGTGGCCAGACGCTGGAATTCACCTCCACGCTGGACCCGGGCCAAATCCTTGGTCGCACCGGAGCCCTGTGAGATCCTGACCACAGAGTCCGCGTAGGCCACGGCCTTGGCCTCGTCTCCCAGGTTCTCGGACAGGCCCTTCTGGTAGGCGCCCCACCACGTCGGCATATCGACTCCGAGCTGCATGTACCCGATGCCCTTGAAAGAGAATTCCTGCACGCCGCGCATGAAGCTGTCGGCAGTTGTCAGGCCTTTCATGGCATCGCGGACTTCGCGGTCGAAGCTCTTGATGCGGTTGTTCATGAACGTCGATTTGGTCGTGATCTCATCATAGACCTTGTGGATACGCAGGGAATTTCCGTACACATGCTTGAGCCCCACGGTGGACCATTTGGGGCCGATGACGTCCAGCGTCTGGAAGATGCCTAAAGGCTGCGTGATCATGGTCGTGAACTTGAGCCCCATCTGCATGATGGTCGTGCCCTTGCGCGCCCAGCGGGCTGCGCGGTGGAGCTGGTTCATGGGCTCCTGCCTCTCCTGGGCCACGTCCTGCAGCCAGGGCATGAACTCCCTGTAGGCCTCGGGGGACAGCGCGTCCTCGACCATCTTCCGGACCTTGGGCCGCTTCATGATCTTGGCCACTTCCACCACGGCCTTCCTGTGCGTCAGGTCGTGGACCGTGTTGTAGAGGTGGTCAGTGATGACGCCAAGGTCCAGGGACAAGGCCTGTTCTGCGCCTGTGGCAGCGCGCTCTTTCAGATGGTTGTGCTGGGTCATGGCGGCGCCGTAGTTGCGCCCGCCAAAGAGCTGCTTGTCCAGATCCTTCTGCTCCCTGCTGAACGCCGTGTAGTTCAGATCCGTGTCATAGTCCGCCGGATAATACCCACCCTGGAGCACCCCGTGCATGGTTGTAAGAGGCGTCGGCATGATCCGCTCGGGCTCACGACCGGTCAGGTACTTCTGCAGGGCGAAGCTCTCGGGCCGGAAGGAATCAAAGTAGTCCCAAATGTCCTGCACGAATTTCCAGTCCTTGGCGGTGAGCAGCTCCTCTGTCTGGGTCATGCGCTGGAAGAGGGCGTCCAGGTCCCAATCCGGAAATCCCTGCTTCAAGCGCAGGATGTTGCCCTCGTTGCCCATGTTGAGCGCGATGGCCAGGATCTCGGATTTGCGCAGGGAATCATTGATCTCGGGGATGAAAACCCGGTCGCCCATGCCTTTCTTCACGGGCGCGAACAACTGCTGCAGTTTGGCGTGAACGTCTTTTAGCCTTTCACTGCGCGCATTTTCCGCGTCGGCTATGGGCTTGAAGAACATGTTCCACCAGTGCCCCTGGCTCCAGTTGTCCAGATCGAGCAGCATCGCTTCCATCTTCGCGTGGAAGGCGTGCGTTCCTGAGATCATCTTGCGCAGCTTGCTCTTGCGCTTGGACCTCTGGGTGCTGGTCATCTTCCGCCCAGTGGTGGACTGCTCGAGCAGGGCCTCCGCTGCCTCCAGTGCCAGGCGCTGGCCATTCACGAGGACGGTGCGCTCGTTGCGGTCCACGGTCCTGATCGTGTTGACAGCCTGGCGCACCGCATCGAACTGCTCGACGGTCAGATCCTGCAGCGGGACGTACCCGGCGTTCTGTAGGACGAAGGGGTCGAAGTACACGCCGAAATCATTCTCACGCTCGGCCGCCCAGTCCGATAAAGTCGGACGCTCTTCACCCTTGGCCGCGAAGCTCTGCGTGTACGCGGCCCAGGCTTTGTCCTTCTTCTGCTTGTTGTAGGGCATGAGCCCGTACTGGATGCCCAGGCCCTGCAGGAGGTCCTTGGCGTCGGGGAGCATGCTCTTCTGCTTGGCGCCCTTCTTGATGGCCTTCTCCAGTTTCTGGATCTGACCCCGGAGCTTCATCGACTCCATGAATAGCGCATGGTTCAGCAGCTCCTCGCGTTTGGCCTTGAGCGCGTCTGCGGTCCTGCCGGCCTTCTTGGCATCGCGGGCACGAATTGCCGCGTTGCGCTCGGCGCGTGCGAACTTTTGGTATTTCGTGGCGCTGCTCAGAGGCATCGACCGTATCGTCTGCCGGGCCACTTCCCGGGCAGCGGCCGCGTCCAGAGCCCGGGCCCGGGCGCCCTGACGTTTGGACGACTGCTCGGCCAGGATGGTGAACTCGGCTACCAGCAGGGCCAGGCGGTCCTCATTGTGGTAGGCCTCGTCTGCCGCGACGACGGAGTCAGCATCAAGCATGCCGCGCAGGATGGTCTGCCTCTCTGCCTCGACGCGCTGGTCCACAGCATCCTTGAGGGCCTGCTGTTTGCTCGGCGCAGCGGCCATGTCGAGAAGCATCTCGCGCGCGCTGTCGTATCCGTTCTGTGCCGCGACCACGTTGGGGTCGAGGTCACCGCCGACCTTCACCGCTTTCCACTTCTTGCTGATGGCCTTGCGGGTCTCCTCCCCTACCAGGTAATCGATCTCGGACAGCTCAAAGCCACCATTCCGGGCCGCCTCGATGGCGGTGTAGACCCGGCGGGCTTCCACCTCTGCTCGCAGTTCCTCGGCCAGGGCTTTGCGGCCGCCTTGCGATTTGATGTAGGCCTCGGTCAGCCTGCGCAGCCTGGAGTCGAAAGAGGCTTCCTGCGCCTTGTCGCGCAGGCGCTTTAAGTCCGCGCGGTCTTTCTCGCTCATCTGGTCGGCCTGGTCGAAGAACGGGCGCTGCGCGGCATAGAAGGCCTCGACCTCCTGCATCTCCTGCTCGGTCGCGAAGAGCCTGTCGAAGATGGGTTTGAGATCCGGATTGAACTCTGTGCCGCTGGCCGCAAAGATGTTTTCGACTTCCCGGTAGATGCCTTTTAGCCATTCGGCGTATTTGGCGAACAGACCGCGCAGGCCAAGGGATGGGGCCTCGCCCTTGGCGAAGTAGGCTTCCAGGTTTCGCGACCACTCCTCGTGGGCCTCGCGGCTGATCGGGCCATCGCTGGGCAGGCGCAGGGCTGCCTTGGTTTGTGACCACAGGTCGACCATGGCCTGGGGCGCGTCGGCCTTTAAAGCCATGTCGCGGATCATCTCGAGGTAGAGGTGCCCCGTCTCGTGCAGGAAGCTCGACTGATTGGCTTTCTCGAAAAGCTCGATCAAAGGCTTGCCGGACGCGGTCTTGAAGGTGAAAGCCGCCTGGGGTTCGCCTTGCTGCTGCAGGAATGCCTTGCTACCATAAGAATCAACATCCTTACCTTGCATCCTCGCAGAGTCGAGAGAACCAGCACCGTTTCGAAACAACGCATCCAACGGGCGTGCTTTTATAGCGTTGGCCATCGCGGCAACATTTCGCCAAGCAGACAGCGCGGCCTCGTTTGGTAGAATGCCGACTATGCCCGTGGCATTGGTGCGGTGGAAGCTCTTCAGCACCTCGCCAAGTCGGTCGCCGCGCAGGCGAGACATCTCCGCGGGGTCCAACGGGAGAAAGCCAATAGGCACGTTGTTGTTTGAAAGAAGGATGATACCCGACTCGGCTCCACCTGTTATTATGCTGATGTTGCTTTTGATGTCTTCTGGGCTGCTGACTGGGCCAAGCCCCCGCACCTTGTCGGCCTTAACAAACAGCCGCTGAACAACAGGGACTTTTTTCTGTTTGCCTGGGGGTGGGTAGGGCTGGTTGTTGCCATACTCATCGCCGTAGCCGCTAGGGGTGACCGCGATAATGCCACCATAGGACAAACCAGAACCTTCGTTGATGGCCCTGGTATTTTCGGAAAGACCACGATCTGCGGAGGACAGCACAGCAGTTTCAGCAGGGTGATTGTGTACCAGATAAAAGCTCTTGGCGCCCTCTACGTCCTGGATGGCGCCGAGCAGGGCTCTGTTGTCAACTTGTGTGCTGTCTATGTTCCCTATGGAATGGGATAAGATGGCGAGCGGTTTCCCGTTCTTGTCGAGGACCAAAGCAGAAAGTTGTTCCTGTGGAGCGTCGGAAAGAAAAGACATTGCGACAGCCGCTTGGCGCGGACTGACTACTGCGGCTGGGACGCTTCTTTTTTCTGTGGACCTGATTTCGACAAGTCGGGCACCGGGTAAGGGGCGCATTCCTCGTTCTTCGGGGTAAACACCTTCTCCTCCCCGGGCGGATACAGAATCTTCTCCTCGGTCTGCTTTTTCATAAACCACCTCTTTTTCCTTGACGATACCACCGGGGCCGGGTTTGTCAATACCCAGCTCGTTCTGGTTCAGCGTCTGGCTCTGCACCAGATCCACTGGCACGGCAGCGTGGTCGCCCAGGAGCACGACCACACCCTTGGGTGCCTGGGCGCGGGGCACGAAGATGCCGTCGAAGCCAGCGTCGATAATGGAGGATTCAAGATTGTTGAAGGACACATTCGGGTCGGCCATCTTGTCCGCATACGCGGCGGCGGCGAGCCCAAGCGGGTCCTCGTCGACGTTGTACACGTTGTTCAGATTGACGGCGTGAATGTTCGAGCCGACGCCCGGCTCTGGGCGGATGCCTTCGCCGGTGTCAACATAGAAATGGATGCGCTGGGAGAGACGGGGGTCGGAAGAAAGGGCGAGGCGCCGGGCCTCAGACCCTTTTATTCCTGTTCCGTAGAAGTGTCCGGAGAGGGACTCGCGGGGTTCTCTGGAGTAGTGGATTCCAAGGACGGAGCTTCCTCCGGCCTTTTGTTCCCCGTAGCTTGCTCGAACCGGTCCCACATCGCTGACTCGTAGGACTTGTGGGTCTCTGCCTCGAAGGGAGGCAGGGAGCTGCTGGAAGGTTCTGCTGTCGGTGTCGAGGGCTTCTCGGAGGAGCCTGGTCGCTTCGCTCCGAAGATTATCCGCCCGCCCTTCAGCGGATGGTCGTCCGGAAACGGCTTGTGTCCTAGATACGCCATAATCGTACTCCTTTTTGTCTATGAAAGCAGAGAAGGCATCGCCAGAAGTGATGTCGAATTCTCCGCCCAGGTGTTCATTTATTAACCTGGCGAGAACCCCCGTGTCAAGGTTCGAGAAGTTCAAAACGACCATCTGGCCGTTGGCCGTGGTGTGCCCGCCGACCAATTTCTCGCCGTCCTGCTCCAGCTCCCAGAGCTTGTCATAGAGGGCTTCCACTTCCTTCGCGCCAAAGCCCTCGGGAAGATTTATGGTCACCGCGCCCACAGGCTGCGTGCCCACGACCTGCGTGTCGGACACGACCATCATGCTGTCCTGGGACAGGGCGAAACCCAGCGTCTTGGCTGCCGTCACCAGCAGCTCGGGGCGATCCAGGAGAAGAGCCATGGGGGGATTTGTCGCGCCCATGTACCCGCCGAGCTGCATATCAAAGGCGCCGGATACGCCAAGCTCCTTGAGGACCTGGGGCACGATGGCGGCCGCCACCTTCTGGCTGATATCCTGCTTCATGTCCTGCGGCAGTGCGTCCCATTCGGAGGTGAGCTGCGCGTCATTCGGGTCTGGAGCCACCTCGAAGAAGACACGCGTCTGTGTGGAAGGCGTGGCGCCAGCTGGGCCCCTCGCGTCGATGGCTGCTTGCGCGGGGCCGGAATAGGTGCGCCGGACTTCCTCGGTAAAGGGCACCGTGGACCAGCTCGGGGGTGTAACCCCTTCCGCCAATTCAAAGATCTCTTTCTGCGCCTGGTCCTGCTCGATCTCGCCGCTCTTGTAGCGCAGCCAGATGTCATTGGCTGCAGTCTTCATGCGGCTCTTTTTGGCGGCCTCGAAGAGCCCGCGCACTGCTTCCCAGGTAATGGACTGCATCTCTCTGGGCAGGAGACCTCTTTCCTTGGCCGCGCGCTTGTAGGCCTCGAGGTAGAGGGGATACGTCCCGTTCATGCCCGTGACATTGGAAGACGCGGACCCCGTGCCGCCGAAGGCCTGCAGGACTTCTGTGTCCGCTGCAGCCAGAGGGCGCAGCAGCGCGGCCGCCACGGCGTGTGTGTCGCTGGTCGTGAAGCCCAGAGGGCTGGCCGGGTCAAAAAGGTTGTTGTAAAAATTACGGACCTTGTGCTCTTTGCCAATCTGGTAATAGACATTTTCGGCCCGACCATCGAGCAGGATGGAAATACCCTTGGCGATGGTCGAATAGGACTTCCAGGCGTTGGTCGCATCGTTGCCAGAATTTGTCTGGGCCAGACCCGCCGCGCCGCCCTCGGGGGTCAGGACACGGTAGGCCCGGCTGTTGTGTGTCTGGTCGTAAACGCGAACCCATCTTGCGGCCACGTCGGGGCGGTCCAGCAGCTCTTCCAGCGTCTTGCCTTTGGCCTCGGCCATGATGGCATCGCCTTCTGCGATCCGGTCAGCCTCGGCCGTCATGGCGTCGTCCCAGCGAAAGTCGCGCATGCCGAAGACGATGTCGGCGATGCGCTCGGCCTGGCTCATGTTGGGGAACCATCCGTTCTGTGGGGAGAGGACAGCAATGGTCGCCGCGCCCTGCATCTCGCTGATACCATATCTTTCTGCCCACGCCTCGATGGTCTTCCTGCCGCCATCGTACCAGCGCTTGGCCCTGGCGCGCATATCGGGGTCCATGGCGTCATGCAGAAAAAGAAGGTTACTCACAACGTGGTTGACGAAGGCCTCGGCCTGCGCGGCGGGGGTCTTTGATCCCTTGCCCGTCAGCTTGCGCATGTTGGGCAGGGCCAAGAGGGCCTTCATGTTCTTCTCAAGCGTCTTGACGTCCGACAAGGCCACGTTGAAGTCGAGCGTCAGGACCTCGTTCAACGGATCCTCTGTAGACTTCACTGCCGAGGGCAGGCGCGTCGAGAGTGACTGATTCAAAATCCGCGCATCGCCCGGGTCAAACGTACCGCGGTTGTTGACTGACTTGATCTGGGTGGGGTCTGTTACGAACCAAGACATGCCCGACTGATCATTCGGCTCATACACCCGCACCGAATCGTAGCCCCGCTCTTTCATGCGGCGCACAACTTCCGGGTTGTCCAGATGATCCCATTCCATCTGCCCGTCCGCAAAAACCTTGTCTATCCAGTCCCCGTTTTCATCGAATTCAGTGCGGGATAATCCACCATTGAAATCGATGTACCGGTTCCCGTCCGCTTCGTACGCGGCGGGCTCCAATATATAGAACAGATCATCCCAAGCCTTCGCCACGGCGTCCTTTTCTGATTGAGGGCTGTTCGAGGACACCGGCATGTCGTTGGGGTTCACGAGAGGGTTCTTTGCTGACAGGTAGAATTCCGCCACGTTGCCACCATAGGACTCCGCGTCCTCTTGGCTCAGGGAGAAAAATACCCCTTGGGATTCAACGTCCTGCTCGGAAAAAGTGGTGTACCTCTTGGTCTTCCTTCCTGTCTCGAAAGCGAAGTCCGAGCCCATTCGGGCCTCGGTCCCGTGGTAAACAACCAACGGTTTCCCGCTATCATCCACCACCTTGGACTCGCCAAACCACCTCTTGAAATACGGCGACTCCGTGCCCATCTCGGCCCACAGTCTCCCAGCCTCTTCGATCTCTGCCTGATTCTCGACACCAGCATATGCCGCGCCTTGCTGCAGGGTCTGCTCGTCAACAGCAGGCTGCCCGCCTCGCATGACCTGCGGCCCGTAGACCTGCCACAGCTCGGCTGGCGTGACATTGTTCATCCTGGCCAGCACGCCAAACGTCGCAGCGGTCATCCGCGCATCAGCCCGCGCGGCGTCGTTGACCAGGCCTACCTTCTGCCTCGAGGCCAGCAGCTCCTCCTGGATGGCCTTGACCTGCGTCTCGTATTCGCTGGTGGTCACGCGATCCTCTTTGAGCATCTGCACGAGGCGTGCCGTCTCGGCCTGGAAATCCTTCTGGGCCTGCACGGCCTCATTGCGGGTCAGCCCATCCACGGTCAGGCGCCGGTCGTTTGCAAAGCGCGCTGCGAACTCGGGGTTTGAGGCCACGACCTTGGCGTAGGTGCCGAGCGGGATGACCAGATCCTGCCCAGTGGTCAGCGCGGCGTCGAACTGATCCATGCTCACGCCGAGCTGGTTCAGCGTCTCGCTCATGCCCTGCAGGTCCGATTCAAAATTGGATGCTACGGCAGATGCAGGGACATAGATATTCTCGATCTGCCCGCCCTGCTGGATCGTCTCGACCACTTCCTGCAGGATGAGTGGGTCAAGCTGACCCAGCTTGGACTGCACGATGTTCTGGGTCAGGGTGTCGAGGACCTGCTGCTCCTGATCGGCTCGCTGGGTGATGATCTGCTCACGGGCCGTGTGCGCGATGTTCACGCCACCACCAAGGAGGAAAGAGGCCGGGATGACGTCAATGTTCTCAAAGCTCTTCCAGACGTTCTCGACCGTGGTGTCATAATCGTCGCCCCTGGCCAGGGAGGAGAAGAAGGCGCCGAAGGGCTCTTCCGCATACTCGGTCAGGGCTTCTGTCGTACCAGCCACAAAGAACTTCCCAGCGCGCTGCAGGAAGGTCGAAGCGAGCTTCTTGGACAGGATGGCATCCAGGCCCAGCTTGTTCAGCACCGCGACCACGGGGACCATGGCCTGGGAGGCCAGAGCGGCCCGGTCAGGGTCCACGCCCTCCTCGATAAGCTCCTTGTACTGGCTCGCGCCCTCCATCATGCCACCCACAAAGCCGCCCAGCAGGTTGCTGCCAGACAGCGCCGCAGAGGCGATGACAGGCGCCAGGGAGGCGGCCGCATCGCCCGCGTTCTGGAGGAGCCATTGCGGATCTACCATATACTGCGGGTTATCGATGAGCCGGCCGCGCAGTTCCTCGGGCAGGCCCAGATATTCGTCCTTGTAGTCCTGGATCTCTTTGCTGCTCGACAGCGCGAAATCCCGGATGTTTCCGAACAAGCCCCCATACGTCAAACCTGGGATGGCTTCCAGTCCCTTGGACGCGCTGTCCAGCGTACCTGCTACCAGACCCAGAGTGTTGTAGGCAAATTCACCGATGGTCGGACCGAAGCGCAGCCCCACATCCAACGCGGTGCCCGCCGTCGCGATGCCCTTCTGGATGGCGCGCTCGATCTCGGCCAGGGTGTCCACGTCATCAGCCACGGCGGCCATCTTGTGGGGGCTCTGGTGGATGTAGGCGCGAAGGCCCGGAGCGCCAACGAGGCCCGCATTCATCTTCTCGACGTCCGCTTTGAGCAGGACCTCATCCCGGTTCCGGCTGACCAGTTCCGGGTCGAGCCCGGCGTCACGACCGAGCTGGATGTCCTGCACGGCGGTGTAGGGGTTCAGCAGCTTGGCCTGCTTGGCCCGGGCGTCCGGGCGCAGAGGTTCCATGCCGGGCGGGTAGAGGTCAGGTAGATCCGGGGTAAAGACATTCTTGGGCTTGGGGTCCACGATGCCTGTCGTGGGGAAAAGATCTGGAAGCTGCGACATCCTCGCTCCTATGGTTTGGGCAGTTTATCGATACCCTGTTCGAGCAGTCTTCTGTGGTATGCACGGATGGCCAGGTTGGTGTCACCTTCAAATTGCCCCGCCCACGCCTCGCGCAGGGCCGGGTTGGCGTCGAACTTGGCGCGGATGGCCGTAGCGGTGTCTGTATCCGTATCCGGCAGCCAGTCAGGATCTGCGAGGCTCTCACCAAAAGACACGTCCTTCCCATACCCGAACCAGCTCCCGCCCTTCTTCTCGCCGTCGAGGACCCAGATGTCCGCGAGTTTCTGCAAGTAGGTCGGGTCATCCGCCCGGTTGGTATCGGCCACTTTGCTTTCCGCCCACCGCTTGAACTCGAAAAGTTCGCGCTTCTCGCTGTCTTTAAGCTTGATGGGCGTCTTGCCGTCGTTGACCACGCCTTTGGCGGAAAGCCATACGTTCTTGAGATCCGCCTCCGTGGTCTTCTGCTTGCCGCCGAGGCTGCTCTCCAGGCGCTTCAGATCCTGGGCGCCGACCTTGGCAGCGGCGGGATCTTCGCGCAGGGCTCCAGGCGTTGTGACCTCCGCATACTGGATCTTCTCGGCCAGGGTCTCATATGCCTCCGGATTGGTCCGGAACCCGATGCCCGCGAAGGAGGAGTATTCCTTGTAGCGCCTGACGGCAGCATTCTTGACCGGGCCTTCCGGCAAACCCTGCACATATTTGTACTGGGCCATGAGGTCGCCCTCCAGGCTGTCCACCTGATCCATGGCGCCGTAGATGGCTTCCTGCCGGGCGGCGGTCTGCTCGGCCTTCCGGCTGGCATACAGCGCGTTGAATGTGGACTTGGCCACGCGGCGCACATCGAGGTCCTCGACGTTATCCATCAAATATTTCTGAGTGCCCTGCTTGTCGTAACCCTGGGCGAGCAGCATCTCGGCCAGGCTGTCGGCCTTGTCTGCCACCTCGGCCGGGCGCAGCGCGTCCATGACCTTGGCCTTGTCCTCACCCGTCATGCGGTCGTCGCCCATGATCTCACGGGCCACCCCGTACTGGCCCTGCTTGACGTAGCGCAGCGCGACGTTCTTGACCGTGTCCGACTTTCCAAGGCGGGTCAGCTCCTCGGTCTGCTCGGGGGAGAGGCCGCTGTACTGAGCGGCCAGGCGCAGGTTCTCTTCCATCCGGGCGATGCCTGCGTTGACCTTGTCGGCGTCGGTGAAGTTAAGCAGCGCGTAGTCCGCTTCCTTCTTGGCCACAGACTGGTAGGTATTGATCAGGTCCTTGCGCCGCTCTGTCGATTCGTGCCGGGCCACGCTGACCAGGGACTCCCGCGAGACCGGCATGACCTTGAGCCCAAAGACTTGCTGCTGCGCCGGCGTCAGGCCCGCGGAGACTTCACGCTCCAGCTCCAGGAGCTTCTCCTTGGCTTCCTTGGTCAGACCCTGAGCAGATCCGCCGAGGCGGCCATAAGCTCCAGAGCCCGGGGAGCCATCTCCGACGAGGTAGTTGCTGACCCTGTTGTGGTAATCGCCATAAGCTTTGGTGACCGCCAGCTCGTCCTCTTCCTTCTTCATGCGGTCAGCAGCTGCCAGCATGTTCCGGCCGAGAGTGTTGATATCACTGCCGAGACCCTGCAGGGCTTTTGCATCCCCGCCGCCGAAGGCTTCGATAGGGGCCTGCAGGCTCTGCTTGGGCGCGCCCATGCTGACGGACTTCTGATCGAGTTTGCGCTCGTAAACTGGTATTCTAGACATCCATCCTCCTACAGGCCGGAAACGCGCCCGCCGCCCATGTTAAAACCGCCGCCGGTTCCGGTCGAAGTGCCCCGCGCGCCACCGACATTAAAGCCGGAAGTCTTGCTGCCAAGACTCATGAACCTCATGCCCGCCTGCCCCGCGCCGGAAATAAGAGTGCCCGCTGCGCCAATGTAGGGGTTGGTCTTGGACATCCCGAAAAGCTTGCCCTGCGCCTGGTAGTTGGTGCCCTGTATCCTGGCGCGCCAGGCTTCCATCTGGCCCTCTTCAAGCAGGGCCATGGCGTCCAGCTCGCCCTGATGGGCTGTGTCGAGGGTCAGGTCCAGGAAGGACCCGGAGTCAACGACCGCACCGGAAGCGCCCATGCGAGCGCGCTGCGCCCCTATGGCGATGGCGGTCCTGCGCCTCTGCGCCTCCGCATTCTTCTGGCCCTGCTGCTCTGCGTACTGGGCTTCCATCTCGGCGGTGCGCGCGTTGTTGTTCGCGACCTTGGCCTGGTAGTCCGCCTGCGCGTTGGCCGCTTTGGCCTGCTGCATCTGGCCATAAGCCGATACGGCCGTCCCGGCCAGGGAGGTGGTCAACGCTGCGATGGCCAGAGTCGTTGCTGTTATCTCACACATGCTTCCTCCAGAATCTACGAAAGGGATGGCCAAAAGGGGCAGTCACTATTTCATCACAGGAAAAGCCGAGCCATTTGAGCCACCGAACAGTTTTTGTGTTTGTCACGTCTACAAGATTTTCAAGAGATCCATACTCCTCGAGCAGGGTGTCTATGATTCTCCGAGACTCCTTGGCGAATGCATACCAGACGTCTTCAAGCCTGTCAGTCCCTAGGAGCCACACTATGCCCCCGGGGTCAACCAGAGACTTGGCCATAACACCGCCTATCGCAAAGACTTCGCCGTCATGCTCTCCCACGAAGGAAATGTCGGAATATAGCAGCCCATCCCACAGTGCAGCAGTCGGGCCGCGCCCCGTGGAGCGGAAACATTCTCTTACGTCCACTTCGCGCAGGCCTCCCTTGAGCAAGGACTCGACGTCCTTTTGCGTTGCGGGCCTAACCTTCATAGGACACATCCAGCATGAGCGCGACGATGGTCATGGGCAGCGGCCTGTCCTGCGCGATCACCACTGAGGTCTGGGACGTTGTCTGCGTGTCCGGAATGAATTCCAGATCCCCCGTGAAGGGAGGGACTGGGTCGCCCCAGGTTTCCGGGGGATAAGGGAAGTCGAAGAGGCGATCCTCTGCAGAGCCGAACTGCCCGCCCACGGTGTCGAGGACCCGGATGCGGGAGAGGCCAACAGTGCGCAGGCGCCCCAGCGTGGTGCCCTCCCGCGTGTCCGTTTCAAACGGCATGGGGGACAGGACCGACGTGTAGGGCAGTCCGACGTGTATGGTGCTCGCCGGGTAGGGGAGAGTAAGCCCTCCGCTCCCACTGACCGTCAACCCTTCCACCGGGGAGCCGTCCGCGAGAGCCACGACCGCCATCCCGGCCAGATGGCCCAGCCCGGTCAGTGTGGATGCTGGCACCCCGTAGTAGGAAAGCCCACAATCCACGAAGAAGGCTTCTTCGATGCCCTCAGACGACACCCATTTGTGGGTCATCAGTTCGAGGAAATATTTGGTCACCCCGCCTATGGTGCGCTTGACCACGAAGAAGGTCTGCTCCTCGAAGGCACCGGCGATGGTACAGGTGCTGCGATACTGACCCTGCGTGTCGTGCTGTGACCAGGCCCAGATGTCGTGCTCTTTCATGTACGTCAGGGCGAGGAACGCACCGTCAGACCGCACCACCCATATGATGGAATTTGGGGCCTGCTGGTAGGACCACTGCCGGATGGTGTAACCCTCGAAAAGGTGCGGGGCCAGGATGGTCAGGTCGTTGCCTGCGTATCCATCCTTCTCGAGGGAGAAGAACAGGTCGCGCACATGGGCGCCCTGCTTCTGGACGTGCAGGACCGAATTGCCGATAATCAGCGGCGGGATCTTCGCGCTGCCCCAGTAGGACTGCTGCTTGACCTGGATGTTGCTCGGAGTGATGGCATCATTGCCTCCACTCGCCTGGTACTCGGCGGAACCTGTGCCCAGTAGTAACTCGCCAAAAGAGGCCATCCAGTTTATGGCGTCAATGGAGCCAGATGCAATGGTGAAATCATACGGGTCGTCCTCGAGGAGCGGAGTGCGCTTGAAGAAGCCGGTGAAGTTCCCAGTCTGGGAGCCGTAGAAGGTTTGAGGGCTTTTCGCGGCCGCGCCGATCACCAGACGCTGCTCATGGAATCCCACCAGCCCGGGGTGGTTATCCCCAGAAAAAGGGTTGCCCTGCGAGGTCGGCGTCTTGCTCGTCTGCGCCACATACTTGGAATCCACCAGAGATAGCGCCGGGGCTTGAATGATGCCGATCAGGCCGAAGTATCCACCCTCCTCCCGGTATATCAAGTACTCCAAAGCGCCCGCCAGCGCAGTGACCGTGATCGTGACCTTGTCCCCCGCGACCCAGTCGCTGGGATGCCTGGCAGTCACGGTAATGGCCGCGGAGGCGTAGGAGTTCTCCCCCGCGGCATTGACCGCCACGGCCTTGTACCTGAGAGGGAAATCAGCCGCGGCAGCGCCAGTATCTGGCCCGGCGGTCCAGACTGCCGAGGCTATTGTCGGCGCGGCGACGGAGGGGTCGAAGGTCACCGTGTCCAGGGAAAAAGTGATGGACGTCAGGCGGGAGAGCTTGCGTAGCGCGTGGCTCGGGTGGGCCAGGAAGACCACGTCCCCGCTCTGGGCGTATGATATCTCAAGAAGTTGCGCCGTCGTGTAGGGTGTCACCAGCTCAAAGGGCTTCCCGTCCAAGACGTCCAGAATGAATCCGCCGGCATTGGCGAAGCGCACTTTCAGATTGGTGAAGACCAGCACCAGGCACTGGGACGGATCACTGGAAAACTGAAAGGGGAGCAGGACAGCGTCCTCCCCTAGATCCTCCAAAAAATAAGTGCCGGGCCTGCGTCGGGCGTTGCCGTGCAGCTCGACCAGAAAGTTCTTCATGGTCTTGCAGGCCGGCTTGTACTTGGCCAGGTCGTACCTGGCAGACAGGGATTCCGCGATCTCGCCCGTGACAAAGCTATTGAAAGGAATCTTCATCCTCTGCCCCCTGTGCGTGACGTGATCCAAGAGATCTCTTCCTCTTCCGGGGCCTCACCTTCCCTGTAGTCAGACAGGCGCGCCATCTGGATGGCCCTGTCGTAGAGGGCTTCCAGCTCCTGGACCTTCTGCGGATTGTTCTTGAGGATCGGGGTGGCGATGTCGGCGGCAAGGCGCCGGGCCACCGCGCGGGTGAAGTGCGGGTCGAAAAGTTCTGTCACGGTCACGATGGCCGTGTATTTCAGATAGACCACAGGGTCATTGGCCAGGATCATGCGTGATGCACCATCCTCACCGAGAGCCACATCGAATTTCAGTTCATTGCCCGCAGGGTCGATGAGTGTGTGCGCGTGGGCCACATCCACGGGCAGGGCGTAGGCATAGTGGAAATCCGCAGTGAAGGCTTCCGGCAGCGCGATGCTCGCCAGCCGCTTGCGCTTTTGGGCAAAGTTCCAGCGATGATCACGCAGGCACATCTCGACCGCGAGGTCATAGTACTGCGCGGCGTATCTGGCCTCGGGCCGGTTCTCTGTCAAGGCAGCGATGGGAGGGGAGCCGAGCCAGCCAAGTGCCAGATTACATATTCCGATTTTGGTTGCCATCTCGTCTCCCTAGAAAAAGAGGGGCGCTAGGCCCCTCTTCGTGGTTTAGAGGTCATCGTCCTGCACGCCCTTCTTGCCCTTCTTGGCAGGAGCGGGGGCGTCTTCCAGGATCTCAAGGTGGGTCGCCGTTTCGAGGTCATATCCTTCCAACTTGCGGCCTTCAAATTCCTGGCCGGCGGTGTAATAGACACCGTCAAAAAAGCAGTCTTCCAGAGCGCGATACTTGGACATAATTCAAACTCCTTTAGGCGACGACTCTGCCCGCGTTGATGTACTGGCCAGCTTCGTAGCTGTCCTGCTCTTCACGAACGAGAGCTGCAGTGACACTGCCAGCGGTCGCGCTGAGGCCGACGACGGTGTAGACCAGTTTCAGCCAGGGCTTGGTCACGCTGCGGGGCAGAATGCGCAAGCCAAACTTATACCCGGCAACGAGAGACGCGAGGGCGATGGCCCCGGTGTCCCCGCCAGGGACGGTCGCGTAGGTGCCGCCCTCGGTGTCGGACTGCTGCAGTTCGACCTGGAGGGAGGTAAGGGTTGCGAAGGCTGCATTGACACGGATGTCAATGAAGATGGGGTCCATCTTGCCCGCGAGCTTGAGGCCACCGAGGTGGACCTTCTGGGCGCTGTCTGCGGTAGCGGTGATGGCCTGCTTGTCCGAGAACATGTTGAGAGCGTCAAAATACATGGTATGTCTCCTTTAAAGGGGCCTTTCGGCCCCTGATCAAGATTAGGACAGGGCGGTCTGCGTGGACAGAATCGCGTCACACTGGCGCACCGGGCGGCCATGCAGGAACGGGACGTTCTTGCTGTTGAACAGCTCACCGTACATGAGCTGCACGTTCCCCGCGTCGGAAGCCTGCAGCTCCAGGGCGGTCATCACGTCCTGGTTGCAGTACCACGTCAGGCGGTTGCGCTTGGCGGTAGGGATCTTGTTCTTGGCCTGGATGGTCAAGCGATGCAGATCGACGAAGCCGGTTTCGCCCTTGGCGAGGGTCAGCTTGGTGGTGTCGATGTTGCAGATCCGGACCACTGCGCGCCAATCGCGAACGGTCAGGCCCACGTTCCATTCAAACAGGGTGTCGACAGAGCGGAAGGGGTTGCCGCTCGCGTCCAGGGTGTCGTTCTCGGGCAGGACACGCATGGACAAACCGGCCTTGGAGTCCTTGGGGAAGATGCCGTGCACGTCGGTTCCGCCCCAAACGATGCCCCACATGTCAGTGCATTTGGTGCCGGACCCTGCGGCGTCTACGACGCCGGGGGAGCTCTTCAGCGGGTAGCGCATGTCCAGCCCGTTGAACTCGTCCACGTTGGTGTTGGAGTTGCCGTAGAACAGGGTCGTGGCCAGCTTCTGGCGGAAGGCCTCGAGGAAGCCCCGGTCTTCCTGGGCGCGGTAGGACGCAGCCTGGGAACCATGGAGCTGGAGCAGCTTGACGTCGATGGTGTTGCGGGCTTCCATGAGCGCGCAAGCGTCCTTGACCTGGCTGATGCCCGTCTTGGAGCGCGGAACACCCTGGTACAGCCGGCGCCAGTAAATGGTCGGCAGGCTGGTGCGGATCACAGACTTGTGGCCGTCGGTCTGGTTCGCTTCCATCCAAGGGATGTCGTCGTTGATGGAATTGTCCTGGTCCATGAGTTCGATGACGTCATGGATCTGTCCGCTGTCTTTGAAAAACTGGCCCCACTCAGCGAGGGTCCGCACAAGAGTATCTGCCATTTGAATTCTCCTCTAAAAATTACTCGGGGTTGGAAGGCCCCATGCCATCTTTGCCATAAAGGCGTTCAGGGACTGGGGCTGGCTTGCCTTTATCATTCTGGCGCTCTCCAAAAACCTGATCCTCGCCCATGGCCGCGTGGATTCGGGCCAGGAATTTGATCACGCCGGGGTGGTCTCCGAAGCCGGAAGTCTCGAGGAGCTGGATCATCTGCCCAGCCCCATCGAACTTGCGCAGAGCGAGCTGTGCTCCCTTCACCGTGGAATCGAACTTGTCGCCGCCGAACTCCTTGTCGGTCTTGATCTCGTTCACCCACTCCTTGCGGGTCTGGAGGAATACCTCCTGTTGCTCTGTCTGGTTCGCGATGTGCAGATCGATGGCGGCCTGCGCCTGCTCCTGGGTGTACCCCGCGGCCTTGAACTGAGCTTTCACGCCGTCGAGCATGCCCTTGTCGATCTCGATTCCTTCAGGGAGGTTGAAGTCAGCGTAAGCCTCGGGAGCCCCCGCGGGCTTTTGCTCATCCTGTACTTCAGCCTTCTGCTCCTGGGTGGGGTCTCCACCAAGAAGCGTGTCAGCGCCGGTCTGTTCCGGAGCTTTTACTTCGCCACCGTCCGCGCCCGTGTTATCGTTGGCAGTGATGATCGTGTCTTCAGCCATGGAAATTCTCCTTGGAATGTTGTTTCAGTATGACCAGGGCGTCGGGTCTTGCCTCTGTAAGGATTTCGACCACGGCGGCTCCGATCTGTCTCATGCCTTCATGCCTGTAAACGTCCGCGTTGTTCGCGTAGCTCACCTTGAAATATCTGCTGGACTCGATGAGCCAGCACAGCAGCGTTCTGTGGTGCGGGCTGTCCATCATGGTCGAAAGCGCGGAGAGCAGCTCCTCGCGGATGCGCTCGTTGTCCTTGTCCCGTTTGGACTGCGCGACTACATCGTCGCCAAAGATCTCTTCCATCACACGCCTCCGAAGGAACCGAGGAGAGCGTCAAGAGCAGACTCTTTTTCGCCCCCTATTTGGGTCTCGGAAAGGTTCTTGGCGGACTGAGCCATTGGCCCCATGGCCGCCATCTGCTCGGCCTGCTGCGCCTGGGCCATCTGCTGCGCCCTCTGCTCGCGCATCGCATCCCTGTCTTCCTGGGCGCGGAGCATATCGGTCTCAAGGCCCAGGTAACCAGCGTACCCATCCGCCATCTTGTCCGTGTCCACGGCGTCGAGCAGATCCGGCAGCACCTGGCTGTAAGCGCCCACGAAGCCCATGAACTGATCGACAGCCGAGGTCGAAACCATCTTCTGCGCCTGGGCCAGGAGGCTGACAAACTCGACCTTGATCTCCTGCCCTTGAACTTCCAAGGGGGGCTCGGGCATCATGTTCTGCTCGGTCATCAGCTCCCAGGTCCGGTCGATCATGGGCATGAAGAGCTCGTCGTGCAGGCGCTCAAGGACAGGTCCAAGGAGAATCAGCTTCTCCTCTTCCCGCGCCGCTATCTCCCGCGCCGTGACCTGCCGGCGGTCAGATCCCATGAGCATCTTGAACAGGTCATTATAAAGACCACTTTTGATCTCATTTTTTAGGTCTTCAAGGGCCATCATCACACCCTGCGTATCGGGGCGGATCTGCAGCAGCGGGTAGATTGGCTGGTTGCTGCCCTGCATGTCATAGACGTTCTCGGCACCGGGCAGCAGGGACAGACCCTTGACCCCAGAGGGCTTGGCCATGGGCGGGTCCACCAGCTTCTGCAAGGCCTTGAGCTTGGACCGTTCCATGGACTGCATCTGCAGCACGTTGCCCAGGACATCCATGCAGGGGCTGTCGCCGTACACGTCCATGCCTGTGACATCCCAGCGCGGGCCAAAGCCCGGGAAGGAGCGAAAGCCCCCCTCGGCCAGGAGGTGCGGATACTGAAGCCCGCCGCCTATGGTCTTGGTGCCGCCTTCACCTGCCTCCAGATAGTAGGTGCTGGCATAAGGCATGTTCATGCGGTCCAGCTTCTGTGGGTTGTGGTCCTCGCGGGGCATGACGGCATGCACCACAGTGAACCTGTCGACCATTCCCCGGGCCGGGGCTTCAAACATGCGCTTGACCGTGTCCGGGCAGTTATCGAACCCGAAGCGCCGCACGAGCTGGCGCACCGTCATGGGGCAGGATCTGAAGATCGTATCGACCCTCCCGTTCTCATCGATGTCGAGGACGTACTCCCCAACGGCCAAAGGCATGAACCGGATGCCCGATCTCTCATCCTCCAGCTCAAACATGAAGCCCGTGCCAAAAGTGCCGAGCTGCGCGTACATGCTGTGGACCACGTTGTAGAAATTGCTGCGATGAAATATGGTCCGCATGCGGTCCTGGCAGTCATCGAGCCACACGCGGACAGGCTTGTATGTGGCCAGGGCTTCATCCTGCAGGGAGAGCCGGAACCATGGCCTGGCCGGGGAGGTCATGCCGCCGTGCATGCCTGCAGCCAGGTCACGCATGGCCAGCACGCCCGTGTTGCGCAAGATGTCCTTGCGCAGGCCCCCTCTATTGGTGACATCACCCTCCTCTTCCAAGGAGCGCATCTTGCGCGGCAGGAAGTGCTGGGCCAGGAGCTTCCAGTCGGCTTCCCACGTCCGTCGCTCCTGTAGCAGGGCTCCACGGCGCTGGGATAATTCCTTCACTTCCACCATGTCACTCTCCTATTGGCCAAGCATCGTTTTGCCGGTCGGGGCCGGTCCGCTAGAAGCGCCGAGAGGGCTGGTCAGCACGGTGCCTGCCTGGCCCATGTAACGCTTGCGCCTGGTGTCCTGCTCGTTCATCGCCTCAGTGGCCGCCGCGGTCACGTCCTTGGCCACTGCGGGCTTGGGTGTGGGCGGTGGGGGCTCCGGAGTCTTGGACTTCTTGCCGCCTCCACCGCACAGAGCCAAAGGCCCCGCGTATTCAAAGCTTTCTTCCTCAAGGACTGCACCGTCCCAGTCCAGTATAATGCGCTCATAAATTTTCATCTCTGCCTCCGGAAGTCGTAGACGCTCGCAACGCCCTCGACGTATTTGTTCTTCCTCTCGACCCAGCATGCCCCCGGTACATTGCCCAGGATATGGAAGCCGAGCGCCTTAATAAAGGGGAAAACATGGCGGTGCGTTGCCGGGGTCAGGCCGTAGACTGAGTGGAGCCACCCCCGCTCCTCCAGCCATGCCAATGCCGCCTTGCCTATCTGCACCGAGTCCTGCCTACCCTCTTCAAAGATCGCAAAATGAATCTGTGCTGTGCGGCCCATATAACCATTAAGCCAGAAAAAGCCAACAGGCGCCTTGCCGTTCTCTACCAATGCCAGCCACCACGTTTCATTGCGCCGTATCCAAGCTTCATACGACTCGGGTGGCCCGTCGTACCACAGGGTTTTCCATAGAGTTACGTCGGTTTTCATGCGCTCGTACATAAGCATGAATTGGTCGCCGCTGAGCTGGGTCTTGTGTGTAAATTTGTACTGCATATTTTTATGCTGCCAGCACGTCGTAATCAGTTTTGGCCCGGGTGGACCTGTCATCCTCACGCCCAGACGCCACGAAGTCCGGGAACTGCGCGGGGAAGTCCGGGTCCTCTATCCTCGAAATGCAATCCAGCATGTCGTCATGCGCGGACACGGGGAAGGCCAGGAACTCGTCGTCAATGAACTCCTGCACGAAGTCCCGGGAACGCCGCTCCTGATCCACATAGATGAGCCGGGAAGGAAGCAAGAACCTGCCCTGCTCGAAGACAGGGACCAGACGGCGGATGCGATCAGGCTTGGGCATGTTGCCCCCGAGCTTGATGATATTGAACAGATAGTTGTCCTGGGCCTGCAGATACTTGATGTGCTCTATGTCCGCCTGCATGCCGTACTGCTCATACCCTGTGGCCTGCGGCCTCCACTTGCGGTGCAAGTGGAACAGGGTCCTCGCGCGCTCTGCCAAGTTCAGCCGGTCCCTGACACCGTCGAGGAGGCGGATGTGCTTGTCGGGACCAAGGCCCAGGACGACAAAGACAGAGTAGTCACTGTCCCGCTTCTTCTCGCTGGCCGGGTCCGCGAGCAGGTACACGTTCCACTCGTTGGGCACCTTATCCATGTGAACATAATACCGCAGCCATTCCTTCTCGAAGCCCTGTGCCTTGTCGGCCTTGGGGTCTTGGAGCATCTGGCAGCCGTAGACGTAAGGCCCCATCTCGCGGCGCTTGTCGTTCAGCGTCTTGCGGTCCAGGAAGACAGGCCTACCCGTGTCCTTTCCGTCATCGGTCGCCGGGTAGATCCGCGGCGTGGCAGCCTGGCGGTCCATCATGGTCCGGTAGGTGTCATTGAAATGGTATCTGGTGCCGATGTACCTGCGCCGGCCGCCATTGCTGCCAAGGTTGAGCGAGAGAGCCCAGGCCTCCGTGACCTTGGCAATCTGCTCGGGCGTAGACACGCTCTCCTTGGTGACCACGTCGTCATAGACGAGAATGGAATAGTGCTTGGACGTGGGCTGCCCATCCACCAGGCCCCAGGCCTCGACGGTGCGCTCCTTGGGGTTGGTCAGGCGCTGGACAGTGATGCCGCCGTCAAGAGACCAGCTAGGTGCGTCCTTCTTGGGATTGGCCCACAGGATATCCGGGAACAAGGATTTGAGGTACTCGTTGGCTTCCAGTTCAGTCTTGATCTGCCCCAGGAAAGCCTTCGCGATGGGGCGATTGAAAGAGAAGATGCCAATAGTGACTTCCGGCGTGGTCAGGATGTCGCGGATGCTCTGCCCAAACGTGATGATCGTGGATTTGTAATGCTCCCGCGCCCAGAGATCGAGCATGAAATCTGGGTGGGCTTCGACCTCGCGGCACCGCTCGTACAGCCAGTCCTTGTCGAGGTCGCGTCGGTTCATGGCCACGGAGAGCAGAAAATAGAGATCCCCCTGGCATAGTTGGCGCTGCGCCACGGCGTCCCGGGATTGCAGGACATCCAGATAGAGCGTGTTGCTCTGCGTGCGGGATAGCCCTCTACAAATCACTGAAATCCTCCGGGTCCTCTTCCTTCCGGACGGCGCCCTGCAATGCGAGGATGCGGTCCTTGAGGAGTGTGGGGCATACGCTGTGCTCATGCTGCAGGGGCTTCTCGCCACCCTCGACCTTCAAACGCTCCGACCACATGTCCAAATATTTACCCAGCAGTTCCTGGGCTTTGAGCTTGTCATACATCTCGACCGTGATCCGATCCCCGTACTGGCTCGGCTGCAGGGTGACCCGCTTGATGCAGGACCGGGCATTTTCTGGGATCTCAGACAGATCTTTCACTTCCAGCGTGGAGCCCGTGAAGTCCACCACGTCACATATGTCTGTGAAGGCCACCTTGGCTATCTCGCGCAGGACCTCGTCCTCGAGCAGCTCATTGCGGCGGCGCTGCTCCTCCTTGCGGCGGTTGATCTCATCCACGATCTTCTTGTTCTGCAAGAGACGCCACCCGGCGTTGGGGTCGCCGCAGTACCCAGCCTCGTCAGCAGCGCGCCTGGCAGACCTGCAGAGCATATAGCTGTCGATGAAAGCCGCCTGCATGGGCGTGAATTCATCAGCTCTGCGTGACCCTCTGCTTGAAACTGCCATTACTTGCTCACCTCTTCGAGCTGATCGATGTAGAGCAGCAGCTCCATCGAATCCTGTTTGTCCATGCAGATCCCACCATCAACCTGAACCGTCAGGCTTTCCAGCGTCGGTCTTGTTGGTGGGATTGGCCTGGCTGTTGAAGCGGCGCATCCACTCAGCACCAGGATCAGCAGCAATGCGGTCAGCCCGGTCTTGAGCCGCCTTGATGTGCTTGGCGCGCTGCTCCCGCTCCCACCATTTGGAGAGAGCAAGGAGCGCGGCGCCAACTCCTGCGAGGAATGCCTTGAGCGCGCCCACACTACTTCACTGCCTTGCTGGCCTTGATGCGTCCAAAGACGGCGAGCAGACCGCCACCAACAGAGGCGACGACCACGACGGCGTCAGCAATGGCTGCCTGGTCTTCCGGCGCGATGGTAAGCCCAAAAGCGCCAGCGATGCCTGCGGCCACAGCGATCAATCCGCCCCAAACGGTTTTCGACAGATACCAAGGTTTCGCGTTTTCCATGTTGTCCTCCACGTTATAGGATGGCCCAAGCGGCCAGAAAGAAAAAAATTACCATCGCGGCCAGGAGTTTGAAAACGTCGAGCATGCCCCGTGTTATGTCCGCGATGAAATCTTTTTCAAAGTCCATTCTTCACGCCGCCCTGGCCGTTGTTCATGTTGGCAACCATCATCAGTATGCGGTCCATCTTGTCGTCCTGCCTGCGCATCCACTCAAGGGTCTCGCGCTGGTAGGTCCCGTTGCGCTCATAGCACTCTCTGCGGCACGCAGAGCAGTCCGCCTTGATCACGGCCTGGCTCTGCAGATCGGCCTGCTTCTGGTACAGTGTGTCAATCTTGGCAGACAGGATCTGGATGTCCCCGGAGATTTCACTTATCTTTGCGTCCATGGTGGCTATGTTTCTCCCGATGCTCCACTTTAAGACCCCGAAAGCCCCGAGGGCCGTGGCGCCTCCTATTGACACCCCCATCGTGACCAATTGAAACAGGCTGATGCTCATTTCCACATGTTACTCCTTATCGCCCGCCAGATTCGCGCCGAGCTTGCGCTTGTGTATCTCGGCCTCGTACCCGAACCAATCCACCAACTCCTTAACATGTTCGATTTCCCCCACCGTTGGCTCGTACCCCCTCAGCGCGTCGTGAATGAGCCGCGTTTGGCGCGGGGTCAGCCAGACTTGCCAGCCCAGGGTTACGCGGTCACAATCAAGCACCATACAAACCCTCCACTTCTGCTTTCTTCGGCACTTTCGACCACACCTGCACGCTGAGCAGCGTAGCTGGGGCGGTGTCGCTGAAGGCAAGGGGGATGGAGATTGGGAAGTATTCTTCCGTTGCGTATGCGGTGATTGCGGGCTCGTTTGTCGCAAACGTGCGGATAAACAGCGAATCAACGTACGCAGTATCATTTAACTCTTTGATAATCCTCGCACGAACCACACCATCTATCTGACCAGAAAGCGTTGCAATTGGCGATCCGTCGATTTCTAACGATCCGCTTGTACCACTACCGTACAACCTGAATGAGTGCCACCCAGTTGACCGAGCAACGCCCGTGCTAGTCAGTGGTACGCCGTTGCCGAGGTACACATAGTTTGATGCGTTATCTTGTGTCGATATGCCCAGATGCAGACCAGCCGTGGCAGACCCGATATGAAACAAGAACTTTAGCGAAGTACCGCCTCCGTCATAAAAACGCCCGCGGTAATCGTATCGCGTGAGTGAAGACAAATCTTTGTACGCTTGACCATAATGTGTCATGCGGACGGACTTCTCGCCCTGCGCAACCTGATCAGTTGATGGGTCAAACCGAAACCAGTTGGTTACCTGATGACGCATAAGCAGCGCTGACATTCCAGACATGCCCCCGGCTTCTGCTTGCAAAACAACATTGTCCCAATCCGCTTCCGTATACCCTATGCCCCAGATGTTTGAACTGTTCCGGGCGCTATACCACACGCGGAGCTTACCACTCGTTGAGTCATACAGAAAATCAGGGCGATACAATGACGAGTTGTCCCACCCAATTGCAGACGGCTGCACCACTGGTACAGGGTAATAGTTAAAAGCTGTTGGGCTACTGGACGTGCCCATCATTATCGGCGTAGACGACGTGCCGCTTCCCATGTGTGCGAGGCAAACATACAGGCTTTTTTCGGCTATATATCGGACCTTTGGATGCCACGCCTGGAAAGTGACTAGCGAGTTTCCGGCGCGATCTTTTGCCAAAACATTTGACAGCGTGGACCACGTCTTGCCATCGCTCGATGTTCTATATTTCAGATCCTTGTCACCAGCATGGACTGCCCAATACTTCCAACTAGACGCACCGTCCTTGATGATCGAAAACGAAACCTCTTCGGACGGAAAAGTAATACACATCGTGCCGTATGTCGTGGCAGCGCCGTCAAGATCCGTCCACGCTATACCGTCAGAGCTTTTTAAGCCTGCCAGATAAACACTAGTACCGTCATTGTACTTGTAGTACATCCAAATTTCATCTGTCGAGTCCTTGTAGACGAGCTCGATGTCTGCGTTGTAACCGCTTACGGGCGTCGGGACAATTGGATTTGCCAGACCTGTAGGGACAGACCAGTTTACCCCGTCAGACGATACGACGATTGACGGGTTTTCATATTGGCTCTGATTGGCAGGGTACGGTGTAAAACCCATCCAGTACCTATAGCCGTTCCAACCCGTAGCCCCAAAATCAAGTATGGACGGGTGTATCGCCTGATTCGCGGATGAGCCACCGTCGTCGTAACACGGGATTTCGAGTTTGGACGATGCGTTTGCAAATGCAGGCTTCCACAGGTCGGGGTCTTCGCCGTCCACACCAAGGATAAAGGTTCCTTTCGCGCTGGACGCGTTTGCAGCAGTTGCGTTGCCATAATACACATACACGTCGAGAGTCGCCGGGGATGCGTCAATGCTCGGTATCTTGATCCAATAAACTGCGTTGTCGCTGTCCGTCTTGGACTCACGCCAATGGTTTAAAAGCGTTGTCCCGTCCGCAGCCGTGAATCTGATATCATCAAAATCCGTGGCGCAATGCTCGGAACAATACACGTTGCTGCCGCTGTCCGTTCCAGATCCGAAATGCACGGTTATCGGGATCGTGTAATCAGTCTGCGCCCCATCAGTGGACCCAGTGACCGTTATCTTTTTGCGGTAGAGCCAACCTTCAAGATTCGCCATTACTCCAACCCTCCCACAAGCTGCACAGTCACGCCGATAGGCGTCATCTCAACCACTGCCGCGATCTCGTCACCGATGGCCCATGTGTGGGCGAGCGCGCCTTCCTGTCCGCCCAGCTTGCCGACGAGGTAGCTGTTGCGTAGGTAGAGAGGCCCGAAGACTTGTTCGTCACCAGTGATGCCATTGCTGGCCTTGGTCGCCTTGAACCGCACCACGCACACCTTCCTCGTCGCACGGTTGACCGAGCCCATGTCAGGACCATTCCCAGCCGCTACGCCGTCAGCGGTGATTGTGGGCGTAGGAGTCCATGTGATGGAGCCGAGAGCGGCCTTAAGGCCGTCTGTTGAGCGGTAGAGTTTGAGGAGGCCGGAAGGCCAGGAACCGCCAGCGCGCCACGCGACAGGATCAAGTGCACCAACGAGCGGAGAGATGGCAGGATTCACGAGAACCGGGTGGATCATCGCCTTTCCTCGGCTCTGTGGCAGTAAGTGTAAGCGGCGTCGAGACCCGTGGGGACCAGCTTGCTGGTCTCTACCTCGGCCTCAATGACGAATGGAACGCGCTCTGTGTCTGTGAAATATATCGTACCTACCGCCCGCTCGCCTGCTCCGAAGTCGATGGTCACTGAGAGGCTGCCCGCTGTAGGACCCATGACGTCGATCTGGTGCCTTGAGCACCGGATGGGATCGACCAGAGCGATGGTAGTAGTTGTGCCCGCTGCGATGGCGGCGCCTTCTTTCCAAATGGCCATGCTGTATTCCTCCGGAGAAAATGAAAAAGCCCACTTTTGGTGGGCTTGTAGCACATAGAATCAGAGTCTTGCAACCTTTAGGGAGTAGAGTTTATGAGTAAACCTCTCTGTACTCTAGGGTTTTCCCCAGTTAAAAACTTTCAAATATTCTCCATCAGGCTGCGCACACGGTTGATCCATCCATCCAAATACTTCCGCGCCACCTTACCCTGCTTGCCACGCCGACCATAATCAGCGAGCCGCAGCGCGCAGACCGTGAAGGCCAGTGCGGAGGCATCCACAGTCTTCACGGCTGCGCGGGTCCTGGGGCC